CTCACTTTGGGATATCGTCGGCCTTCATGTCCGCGCAGCAGGTCGTGCCCTCGCTCGACTTAAAGAGCAAATTGCACTTAGCCGTTTCAAGGACGCTGCAACAATCGTCTTTGATAACGACAATGGTTCATACGATTCAACAACCGGCCGTGACATCAATGGTGCCTTTAATGACACCGTCACCTGGGACGACATCGTAGACATGGCCGCAGTTTTGATGGCAGAGAAGCATGTACCAACAGACTTCATCCTCCACCCACTCATGTGGTCCGTCTTCTTGAAGGACAGCATCTTCCACGCAGGTGGCGCAGCTTCGGCTGTTGGCACCAGCTGGGGTTACCGTCCACAATCTCCAGAAGGCGCACTCAACGCAACTGCTCCAATGGGTCTCAACGTACTTGTATCACCATTCGTTAGCTTCACAGCTAAGACAAGTGGTAGTGCAGCTAAGTCAGACCTTTTCCTCATCGACCGTAACGAGGTTGGTTCACTTTTGGTCAAGGACGATTTGTCCACCGACCAGTTCGATGATCCATCACGTGACATTCGTCAGATGAAGATGAAAGAGCGTTACGACATTGTCATGCTGGGTGACGGCGAAGGTATTACCGTCGCAAAGAACGTCAAGCTCAGCCGTAACTACGAGGTTCAAGTCACAAACGAGACAGCCTGACCTTAGGGCATTTATAGTTACGGTCACTGAAAAGTGACAGCCCCTAGGCAGAGGGTGGTGGCGAAAGCTACCACCCTCTGTTTTTTATATCGTAAAACCGTTACTATTTGAATAGAATCTTAACAAGGAGAAGCTGTGGCTCTGTATCTAATAGAAAGCGCTAGCGTAGACGCTGATGTTGTTGTAGTAAAGTTCGGAAGAACAGTAAAAATTAGTTCGCTTATCAACGCTAACTTTTCAGTCCAAACAACAGACGCCACACCGGTGGTAATTTCCAGTCCATTTACTGCGATAAATACAATAACTGATTTTAATCAAATTTCAAGAACACTAAGATTGTTCTGGGATGTTCAACTTACATCTGGTGAAGAATATGAAATTATTATTTCAAACGTAAAAGATGCAGTCAACGAAACAATCCCTACTGAAAAGATTAAATTTACAAAACTAGATGATGCTACGCCGTCTACAATCACTTCATATTCAGAACCTGTATACGAAGAAATCTTAATTGAAGACAAATCAGTTAGAACAGACGCTTTTTCAACAGTTCAAATATTAGCTAAAAATCCTAATTTCTATATTGTTTCAGTAGATCCAAGTAATGGTGATTTTTATTTAGATAATTCATACAATAGTGGCAGAGTAACTATTGAGTTCAATGCACGACCTGCTTCAAACTTCTTAAATGCTAAATACTTTAAAGCTCAAAGAAAGAAGATACAAAGAACCCCTTCTAGGTGGGAATCTTTAGACGCAAACATATCCTTACATTCTTGGAAGCCAGAAGTATATGTTGATTTTCCTTCCAATGATGCCACTCCAGCATATACAACTTCTAATAAAGAATATTTTGAAACTGGTTATAAATATAGAATTATATTATCTAAAGATATAGGTATTTAAAAAATGGCTAATTTTGTTTATGGTAAAGCAAAACAAGCATTATTAAATGGTGGATTTAATTTTTCATCAAATAATTTTAAAGTAGCACTAGTAAAAAGTTCATATACCCCTAGTCAAAATGTTCATGAATTTTTATCTGATATATCAAATGCAAATATTGCATACGTAACAGAAAATATTCCATCTTTAGTAAATAATTTAGGAGTTGTAAATTCTCAAGATTTTGTTTTTACTCTCCCAGAAAATACAGCTTTTAATGCAGCTGTAATATATCAAGTTGGTTCATCCCAATCAAATTCAAGGTTACTAAGTTATACAGATACAGCCTCTGGATTTCCTTTTACTGGATCTCAAAATTCAGTAACAGTAGCTTTTGACTGGATTGGATCAATTTTAACGTTATGAGGAAAATATGACCACACAATATCCAGGTTCTTTAGATGTATTCAGTAATCCAACTGCAACTGATACTTTAAACTCGGGCAGTGTTCCCCATCATTTGCAACACGCTAATATAAATGATGCAGTTGAAGCAATACAAACGGTATTAGGACTTAATCCAGCCGGATCTCACTTAACAATTAAAGATAGAATAATAGTTGCGGAAACTAGCATATCTAATCAGTCGGTATTAAACGGCTTAAATGATGTTACTATTACATCAGCCTCGACTGGAAATATATTAAGATATAATGGTTCTCAGTGGGTTAATTATTCTGAAGCCGACGTTGTAGATGGAGGAAACTTTTAAACATGGCAAATACAATAAGAATTAAAAGAAGGGCCGGAACAGGCTCCGCAGGTGCTCCGTCTTCGCTAAAGAACGCTGAGCTGGCTTATAACGAAGCTGACGATATCCTTTATTACGGTAAGGGTTCAGATGGAAGCGGAGACGCAACTACAATTCCTGCTATTGCAGGATCAGGAGCGTATTTAACTTTGGGTACGGTTCAAACTGTAACTGGAAATAAAACATTTTCTGGAACAGTATCAGTTGCTACACCTTCTTCAAACGCGCATGCCGCTACAAAGCTTTATGTAGACACAGCCATTTCTGGAGTAACTCCAAGTGGAACCTCAAATCAAATTACGGTAACAAGTGGCGTAATAGCTTTAGCCAGTAGTGTCACAACTCCTGGAGACTTGACTGTCACAGGAAACTTAACAGTTAATGGCACCACTACAACTGTAAATTCTACAACTGTTTCCATAGATGATAAGAATATAGAATTAGCAAGCACTGCATCGCCAAGTGATGCAGCTGCAGATGGTGCTGGAATAACAGTTAAGGGAACAACAGACAAGACATTTAACTGGGTTAGTGCAACTGGTTCATGGACTTCATCAGAAGACTTAAACCTCCTCGCTGGTGGTGTATTCAGGATTCATGGTACAGAAGTCCTTAGCGGGACTACGCTTGGTTCAGGAGTAACTACCTCTAGTTTAACTTCAGTTGGAACTATTGCTACAGGTACCTGGCAGGGTACAGCAGTTGGATTATCGTACGGAGGCACTGGAGCAACAAGTGCATCCGGAGCAAGAACAGCTTTAGAACTTGGTTCAATCGCTACACAAAATGCCAATAATGTTAACATTACAGGTGGTACAATAGACGGTATATCTATTGACGGTGGAACTTTTTAATTAAAACTATTTGGCAATGGAGTCTAAATGGCTAACACTATTAAGATAAAAAGAAGTGGTACAGCCACGCAGGTTCCAGTATCACTAGAACATGGTGAATTAGCGATCAATTATGCTGATGGTAAATTGTTTTATAGAAATACATCAGATCAAATAGTAGAACTTTCATCTTCTGGTTCCATTTCTATAAGTGCCACGCCAGAAGATATTAGAGACGTAAAAATAATTCATTATATGGAGGTCATTTAAAATGGCAATTACACAGAAGCGTTTAGGCGGACCAAGCATGTTAACCGCATCAACCGCTACATATTACACGGTACCGAGTAGTACCACTACAATAGTTAAACAAATAATTTTAACTAATACAACAGCATCTGCAAAAACAGTAACTGTAAGACTACTTCCTTCAGGCGTTAATGAAACAGCAACTCCTAACTGGGTAGACATCATAAGTGCAATGACATTATCAGCTAATGAAACAATGGCATTTAACTGTTCAATGGTAATGAATTATACCGGTGGTGCAGGAGATCAAATCAAGGCATTAGCAAGTGCTGCAGGCGCTGTTAATATGGCTATCTTTGGAATAGAAGAGGTTTAATATGGCTGGGGTAGTTCGATATGGGGCTCCTAATGACATGGCATCTTTTATCGACTCTGCCGACCCTGTATACGGAACCGGTGCAGATGGTAGCGTAACTCTAGATGGGACAACAACTATTTTAGGAATGATTCCGTCTTCAAATGTTTATTCAATGACTTCTGATCTTTATCTTCATAATCTTACAATAAATGCAGGAGTAAGATTAGCTCCAAATGGATATAGAATATTTGTTAAAAATATCTTGACCTTAAATAACAATTCGACAATAGGCTATACAACAGGTTATTCTACAGCTGGATCAATAGCACAAGGCGGAGCTGCTACAACTGCGGTTACACATAGCCTTGGTGGCTCTGCTACCGGTTATTCAGCTACAGCTCCAACTGATGCATTGGGTGGGAGTAAATATTATCAAATTCCACATCAAGCAATTAGAGGATGGGCAGTCAGCGCCTCAAGCACTACTCCAACCTTTTTAAGAGGTGGAGCAGGTGGTTCTGGACAAGCTGGTGGAGGTGTAGTAATTGTTGCTGCGAGATATTTATCTGGTCCATCTACTGGTACAGCTTACATAAAGGCTCCTGGAACTGCTCCTGCCGGCGGTGGCGTAATTCTTATCATCTCTACACACTCTGCACTTCCTGCTTCCATTTCTACAGATATTACTGGTCAAAATCCTGGAACAGTAAATTATATGCAGTTGGTATAGCATGGGCGCAATAGAAAGATTAGGCAGACAAAGAACTCAAAGAAGTGCAAATGATGCTTTTTATGGTACCGGACTTGACGGAAATGGTTACATAAACTCCGCTGTAACATTAACTGCTGATATGTACTACAATAACCTAGAGGTTACCTCTAGTGGTATCGTATATACAAATGGATTTAAAATCTTTGTCAAAGGAACTTTAACGCTTAATGGATATATTGGAGTGGGTTCGGTATCATCTGGAACAGTATCAGAATCTGGTTCAAATATTTCAGATGGAACAATTGCTGGACAATCAACTTCAACTATTTCATATAGACTTGGTGGGCAGGGAGGCGGTGGATCTGACCCAGGTGTTACGCAGCTTCCAAGCTTTTTGTATAAAAGTATTAATAATCTTTTAGGTGGCAGTTACATAGATCCAGCAAATACTGGAGGAGCAAAGGTTACAGGTGGTTCTAAAGGCTCTACTGGCTCCACTGGAACAACAACTCCAGCATACACCTCATCAGACTCATGGCCAGGAAAAGCTGGTGCAGCCGGGTCTAATGGAGCATATGGACCAAGCGCAACTACTGTTAATGCCCCAGGTGGAAAAGGTAATCCAGGAGCTGACGGTAATGCAAATGGCACTGCAGGCACCGGTGGAGCAGGTGGAGCAGGTGGATCTGGAGGTGCGGTCGTTGCAGTCTTTGCAAAAACTATAGTTGGATCTGGAAAGTTATTTTCTTTAGGTAGATCTGGCGTATCTGGCTCAGCTGGAAATACTGGTACAGCTGGCACAACTGGAGCAAATGGAGCAGCTGCCCCGAATAGAACCGATCATCACCACGTTGCCCCAACTACATCTCATGCTCCTCATACTAGAAATCACGACCATCATAATCACACAACAAGGCATTCGGACAGACATGCTCACAAAGTATCTCCACATCAACCGTTTAGCGTAAAAGGTGGTCCAACTCACCACTACGAAGATAAGCACTGGCATCATGGCGGGCATTATCACCACCCCCACAATGACGGCCCTCACGGCGGAGCTCACCATTGGGATGGGCACTACTGGCACGCTTGGCAGGGTAACTTCAGTTTCGGACATTGGTCACCTCATTATCCGCCACATGGTCACCAAAAACCAAATGGCCATCATAGTCATGGTCAACCAGATGGAAACGCTCATCATCATGAAATATATTTTCATGGTTCTGTTGGTGGTCACGACGGTCACGTTCATGCCCACTATGGTCATCCTGGACATACTCATACCCATGTTCCAAGCCATACTCATAGCAGCCCTAGGTATCATCACCACAATCACTCAACAACACATCCAAACCCCGATGCGTCAGCACATTATTTAGGTGGAGCAGGTGGAGTGAACAATGGAACGAGCACAGGTAAAGGGGCTCCAGCTGTAACTGGCGGAACAGGTAAACGAGGCGGAGCAGGTGGAGGAGGAGCTATTGTGGTAGTTTGTGATACAATAGATCCTAATGTGCTTTTTGACGTTAGAGCTGGATTAACCGCAGATTCGGATAATTATTCTGCTTCTTCTGGTTCTTCATATATAATATATAACACTTAATTAAGGAGAAAAAATGGACTTAGGATTAACCGCCGAGCAAAAAAGAGTTGCACTAAACGCAGCAAAGTCTACGGCTAGATCAGAAATATATAATATTTTAATTAGAATGGGTGTTGACCCTGATACCTTTGACCCAACGGCAGAGCGTGAAACAGATATGATTCTTGTTGGAGAATACCAAAGATTAGATGCACTTTTGGCTTCCTTGGAACTTATTGAGGAAAAACTAGCTGATCTTTAATATCAATGAAAAGATTTGTTTTTATTCCATTTTCTTTAAAAGATTCTGAAGAAAGCTTTAATACAGCAGAAGGTCTATCAAAAGAGTCTATGTTACCAATTAGAATTGGTGATGAAAACGACCTTTTTTCCAATCAAGTTGAGATCATCTCAATGCCTCACATACACGTCTTTGATTGTGATGAAGATTCTAAAGTAAATTTTGTACATTGCATTGATGTAACTGATGAATTTGTAGACATGAATGATTGTCAATTTTTTATTAGCTTTAAAGATCAAAAGCAAGAAATAAAACCAATTATAAAAGAAAAACACGCAGCAAGATTTAGAAAAAGATATAATAAATCAGGTAAATATACTTTTACTTTGGAAAAAAATAATAATGTAATTTATAGTGGAGATTTTATAATTTATGATTCATGAAAGCCCAGCAACATGTATTTCTATTTACAAAAATGTATTCGATTCATTTGAGGCAAAAACTTTTTTACAAGCTTTAAATAAAGATATTGAAGAAGGTTGGTCAGAATTAAGTTGGCAAAATTCAGGAACTGGAAGTAATATCGTTAGTAACTATAGAACTTCCCTTAGTTGTTCAGCAATACCTTTAATGAGACCTTATCCTGAAACTCAATTATCAAGAATATTCAATGAAAAAATAGTTAACCCTATAAGAGAAGTAGTGGAAGACTATAGAAGACAATATATGATACCTAATGCCTTTCAAGATCCATATCAAATATTAAAATACCTTCCAGGCGCAGAGTATCACGCTCATGCGGACCATGGGTCTCAAAATCAAAGAGTATATAGCATGGTCGCTACACTTGGTGAGCCAGAAGAAGGTGGAGAATTAGAATTTCCATTTTTTGATACAAAGGTAGAATGCAGTGTAGGAAACGTGATATTATTTCCTAGCAATTTTCCATATACTCATATGGCTCATCCTGTAGAAAAGGGAATAAAGTACTCATTAGTAAGCTGGTATTCATGATGGAAGAAAATAGCAATCAAAGAAATCGTCCCATGATTGTGGGAATTGTAGGTTCAGGAACAGCAGGCTTGCTAACGGCACTTCTCGTAAGAAGAGCATTTCCTTCAGCTGCTATAGTTGTTATCTCTTCTTCTCAGATAGGAATTATTGGAGTTGGAGAAGGTAGCACAGAACATTGGCGTCAATTTATGGATCTCTGCGAAATACCTACGGAAGAACTACTGGTTAACACCGCCGGAACACATAAATATGGAATCAGATATGAAAACTGGACAACACATACTCCAGATTATTTTCATAGTGTTTCTGAACCTGATGACATTTTTGCCTTTGGTCTATTCTCAACATACATGGGTTTCATAGAGCAAGGAAAACTGTTAACAAATCAAACAGGAAGCATTGGACTTGTTAAAGATAAGATCAATAGAAAAAGCTTACATAGAAGTACTAATCAATTTCATTTTGACACATTCAAATTAAATGAGTACCTAACAACTGTATGCTTCAATAGATCTATTATGTTTATCGACGCTAAGATTGAAAATGTAAACTTACATGAAGATGGAAGAATAGCTTCTGTAAATACAGATACTAATGATTTAGTAGAAGCTGATTTTTGGTTTGATGCATCAGGCTTTAGTAGGGTTCTAATGAATTCTATGGGTGATCAAGAATGGAACTCTTATTCGGACTATCTATTGTGCAATACTGCTATAGCTTTTCCGACAGAAAGTGATCCAAATGGAAAGATAAGACCTTACACTAGAGCAAAAGCCGCTTCCTCTGGTTGGATGTGGGAAATTCCCACACAAGAAAGACGTGGAAATGGTTATGTTTTTAGTGATAAATTCATAGATGTTGAACAGGCTATTGAAGAAGCAGAAAAAATTTCTGGATATAAACTTCCAAAAGATCCAAAAATAATTTCTTTTGACGCAGGATATCTTAAGAATCCTTGGCAAAAAAATTGTTGCGCAGTAGGCTTGGCTTCATCGTTTGTTGAGCCATTAGAAGCTACAAGTATTGGATCAACAATACAGCAAATAAGAAGCTTAATGCCATACCTTGCATCCTATACTCCAGAGTCAGTCCACATGCAAAAGCATTATAATAAATCAGTAGATAAGATGATGCGCAATATCCTCACTATGATTAGACTTCATTATTATTCTGATAGAAGAGATTCTGAGTTTTGGAGAGCAATGGCAGATATGCCGATAAACTCAGAACTTCAAGAATTAATTGATCTATGGTCAGAAAGACCGCCAAGTAGATATGATTTTGAATCCAACAGTGGTCAAATGTTTTTGTCTCCGCATATGACACACGTGGGTCAAGGTCAGGGTATAATCTCAAAAGAAGCATGTACAATTGCTCTAGACAACATGAATATAAGACAACAAGTAAACTATCAAATGGATGAGATGAAACACGGTAGACACAATCACGAGCTAGTAGATCACGCACAAGCTTTAAGAGAAATTGTAGAGATAGATAATTATTATGGCATCTAAAAAGAAAAAGATTAAACCAGGTCAGATTAGAATTACTCCATCTGATAATAGATTAATGGATTCAGCTCCATATGTAAATTCTGTTACACATCTTCCAAATTGGTTTAAAAGAATAGCTAAAGGTCCAGGTTCTATTAGAAGATGTGCTGGAACTGTAGATCTTTTATCTGCCGGTGTCACCCTTCCAATGTGGACAAACCTTAGATTTAGACCAAATGAAAGAGGTGAATGGGAGCATTCTAGTGATGACTTTGGACCCAGTGCTGGAATAGGTATGATACAGCATTTCCCATTTAACTCCACTGGAAAATGCCCAGTTACAGATGTTAGAAAAATTGAAAGTGGACAATATCCAAAAGTGGTAAATCCATGGAGAATAGAAACAGCACCAGGGTGGTCAACATTGTTGTTACCATTACTTTGGGAGCCAAATGAAAACTATGACGTATTGCCAGCTATTATTCATACTGACTTTTATCATTTGATGAACATAGTCCTTAATATTAAAACTGATTCTGCGTTTCAAATAAAATTTAATACACCTATTGCTCAGCTGATACCATTTAAAAGAGACTCTGATTTTGGTGAGATCATATTTGAAGATGAAAGTAATTTTAAATACGTTTCAACAAGAGGATTTGGCCTTGGTCATTTAGCTCCAGGAACTGGAACATCTGTACTGTATAGAGCAGAGACTAATAGAGTTGATGAGCAAATGAAAAAAGCTAATAAAAATAATTTTCTTAGAAAGGATAGTTGACTATGGGAATAGAGTCATTTCTAGGCAATGGGGATAAATTAGACGCCCTAAATCAATTAAAGGCTATGCTAGCTAAAGAATTATATATAGCTTGCATTAACTGCAATATTGATCCAGAATCATTTGAGGTAGGTCAATATATTAATTATATTAATGAAAATCCATCTATTAACATAGGGCCAGAAAGAACTGTTCTATTGCAATTGTGTAATAAATTTTCTTTAATAGAAACCAAGATAGCAGAACTAGAATGATTTCAAGAGAAAGACTACTTGAAGAAAGTGAAGCATTAGCCTCTGGTTTTTTTATCCTAGCTAAGATGGCACTTATCACACCTGGAGTAAACGTACCAAGATCTGATAGATGTGATGTACTTCAGGTTACTGGAGTTTCGCTTTCTCAAGGTACGGAATATGAAGGGCAGGCTTATGTTGTCGGCAAGTCTTCTGATTATTCAGATACGGTTCTTCAAGCAAAACATGTTGTTAAATTCGAATATCCAATATGTTTTTCTCCATTTTTTTTAATTTCTTACATTGAAGTAAATCATTTAGCGCCAGATATTCAAAATGGCGTAGTAGATATTCAATCGGATCCTAGCCCATCTACCATGTGGGCAGCTAGATCTATATATCAACTGTTTAAAAACTTTAGAGAATGGTCTTTTATGGTTGATGCGCCATTTAACTCAGATCACCCAATGGCTACATATTCTAAATTAGTATTAGATTCATTGAACGTTCCTCAAGAAATTCTAAACGAAATAGACTCAATGCCGGATATGCATCTAGCCAAGTTCCTAAAAGGACAGTCCAACTATAAACAAATACCGGAACACATTAGTATTTCTCAATCTTTTAAAGATTGGATTTTGCAGATTTCTGAAGAATATCCATATAAACAGTTTGAAGAACAGATTTGATGATTAAGAATATAGTTTTATTTTTTAAAAAAATACAATCAGCAGTAAAAGCAATGTCCACTAAGTCTTATTGGGACAAAGCAAATACTGTAGAGGCTTGGGGTTTTGCTACTAAAATAGCAATTATATTTCCAGGATTACTATTAGGTCAACAATGGTGGTGGTTATACATATTTGCAATCATTTCAAGTATCGCTTTAATTTGGTCTTCAACAGTTAAAACTCTGCCAACTATAATACTATTTAACGTATGCTGGGTAATTCTTGCATCAGCATCTATTATAAAACACTTTATATAAGGGGTAATAATGCTTTACAATGATCTTGTTGGATACAGTCAGAGTGGAGTTTCTTACCAGGGTACATTGACTCTATCTGTGCCAGGTTTTTCCATCAATTTACTGCCCCCATCTATAGCAGTATACATAGGTGATGAGTTAGATTTTAACAATTTATCGACAATAGGTATTGCAACTATATCCTCAGTAAAAACAGGCTCAATTACCCTTGAGGTGACCGAGCAGCAAGCATATTCAATGGCACAATCATCAACTGTTTATATAGTTAAATCTGGCAGTATTTCAAATGAGATAACAACCCTAGAAGAAGGAAGCACAATAAGGATTGCGATTGTATCCACAACTGCAACCGCTGAGCAGGCTCTTGCTTAGTAATTCTTAGAAATAAGTACTATTGTATATAGTTTTAGTTAAATGGAGATAAAATGTCTAGTTCAGTATTGGTCAACGACACAGTAAGAATTAAAGTTAAATTTGTTGATGTTGATCCAGTTACAGGAGAGCAGGAATCAGTATCTCCATCGTCAGTTTTAGTTAATATTGAAAAAGCTGATGGCCAAGACGTTGTGACTAATGCCTTTGCAACTGCTATAAATTCATCTGAATATTATTATGACTTTACTCCTTCAACAGCAGGTCAGTATACGGTCACCTTCAACGGCATCATGCCTGATACTACTCAGATAGTAGTTAATCAAAATCTTTACGTAAGTGACGCAGATTCCGACTACAGGCCAACTGTAACTCTTAAATCTGACGAAACAATAATATTTGCGCCAGATATTGATCCACTATACATTGATCCAGAAGAACTTCTTTCTTTTTTCCCAGATGCATCACTCCTTGAAATAGGAGAATTGATTCACCATTATTCTCTTGAGATGAAGGAAATCTTTAACCTTCAAGATACAGAAACAGGATCTGGAATTAGTTTTACTGCAGCTGAATATATAAAAGCCTCAGCATGCTGTGAACTAAGCAGAACATATGGTTTTGGGGGGGACGATGAACTTTCCTTGAAGCTAGCTGACCTATCTATAACAAATAGGTCTAATCCAAGAAATTCAATCAACAGAGGCAATGCAACAACTTGGTGTCAAATAGCAGCAGCTTTAAGAAAAGAACTAATGGCATCTAGAGTTGGAATGAGAGCCGTTATTCCAAAAGGTTTGCCTAATAAAAAGATCCACTCAACATACAAAACACTTGATCCCGATACTGGCAAACTAGTTTATTTGTCGGACAAAGAGCTTTATGGCCCTGGTAGAACAACTCCTACGGATCCGGATGACCCAATGCCAGATAGAAAATTTAAGAAGTATGATTGATCCAAAAAAAGCTTTTAGAAAAATATTAAGAGAATATGGCCACGATATCCTTCTGCAAAGAAGAGTGTCTGATGATTTTTTGTATTCAGTTAACTTTGAAAGAATAACAACAAGGCATTTCTTTCCCTCCTCTGAAGTTTTAGCTCAAGCTCAAAAAGAAGATAATGAAGGCGTAAATACAACTGTCGATCTTATCTTTTATTTTGAGTCAGAAGTAAATCCAAAACAAGGAGATAGAATATATGAAGAATCTCCAGCAAATGTCAATGACCCAAATATTTACTTAATAGATTTTGCCGCTCCAGCAAGAGGTAGAATGGGAAAAATAGTATACTGGATAGTTGGAGCAACCAGAGAAAGGCCTAGCTGATGATAGTTTTATCTCCCGGTCAAACTGGCACTTTTGAGTTTATATTTAGTCAGAACAATACTTTTTATGATCCAACAGATGGGGCAACTCCGTCAGATGTTTTAGTCTCTGTATACAGAGGTGATGCAGGTTCTGGAAGCGTAATTGATGGGCCATACTCCTACCTTTTTCAGGATGCAACACCTAGCGGAAACTATATCGAAAAGACAGTAGATAATACTGTATATTATGGAAACTTTGGAGACATTCCAGGACAAAATATATCTTCAGTAAACGCAACAAAATTTTCTTTCTATTACACTGTTGCAGAAGACTTATTTCCGGGAAGTTACTCGGTAATAGCTACAACTTATTCTGACGCTAGCATAATTCAATATATAGCTCAGTTTCAAATTCCTCAATCTACAGCCTCAATATCCTCTCAGTATGCATCTGGGCAAAGAGACATTACTCAGTCCTTTGTTCCAGCTTATGAAACATTAGATCAATATAAAACAAACTCAGTTTTATTAATAGGCCACGCAGATGGTATAACTTTAAATAATATAATAAGGATATCTTCTATCCAAGAAGCAATAGACTTATTAAAAGCTAACACAGATTCTCCTTTGTTAAGAGGGGTTTTTGACGCGTACGCTGCAGGAGCAAGAGATATTTATATTTGTGCAGCTGCTCCTATGAGCGAGTACATAGAAGGTGTAACCACTAGAAATGCAGCTCAACCGTTTTATTCAATGAATGATGCAACTCCGGTAAATTATAACTTTTACCAAAGATATTGGTCTAGATTAGAAGTTACATACCATATAATTAAAGACTATGATTATATAGATATAATTGTTCCATTGGAGACGAGTATATTAAATACTGGATCTATAGATTTTGTCACTCAACTAGGAATGTACTGCCAAGACTTTCATGATAAAAGTGGAATGATTCAAATAGGCGTAATAGGCAGTAGAAGTAATGGAATCTCAGAACAAGATATACAAACTTTAGAGGCTAAAAATATTTTCCAAAATAAATACACAATGTTTGATTCTCAAAATCAAATAATTGGAGATATGGGAAGATTTATTGTTCCAGTATATGGAGAATTGATCATAAATCACAATTTCTTAAACAGGACGTATGTTGCATCAGGAGCCGCCACTGTAGCTGGTATGATATCTTCAAATCCAGTTAATCAAAGCTTAATAAGAAAAAGAATGCCATCAGTCTTTGGTCTAAGCGGAATATCTTTAAATCAATCTCAAGTAGATAGATTGGACAGCATTGGCGTAAATACCTTTACTAGAAATTCTAAAACTAGACGAGGTAACACTTATCAGATTTACCTAACTAATGATAATACAATGGCGCATTCAACCTCTAATTATAGAAAACTTCCACAAATAAGACTATGTGCAATGTTGATAAATGAAATTAGAGCATTATCAAATAACAATATTAGTAAATTTTCTTCACAAAAAGCTGTCGAAGACGTAAGGCAGTTATTATCTTTCCTTAAAAGTAATAATATTATTTCAGACTACACCTTTGACGCTTATAGTGATCAGGAGGTTATGGGAAAGTTGTACTTTGATATTAGCGTAATTTCTTCTTTGGGTTTAAAGAAACTTTCTTTTAGTATATCATCAGGCAAGGCAGCATAATATGGCACAGAATGCATTTGGATTTCCACTACCAGCTCTCAATGAGGTGGCAAATAATAGAACATTTGGTCCACCACTACAAGCAGCTGGTAATTTAACTTACCTTGAATTTGTTTCAGTGGTTAAACTTTTGTGGGAAAATCTTCATCCGGACATTCCAGTTGTTCCAACTCAGCCGGCACAATATTCAACCTATCCATGTATTGTATATGGATTAGAGCTTAGAAAGGCTCACTCTGTTGAGCCAAAGCCTAGAAGCAGACACGTTGTCGAAAATGACATGATGGTTTTTGGGCAAAGATTTCAAAACGTTGTTTCCTTTACCATAACTACAAAGGTCATGGGAGGAGCCACTAAGACTCCAGAATCTAGATATGATGGAGCTGAAGTCGCTGATTCTCTAGCTGAGATATTTGAAGATTTTATGTTGGAGTATACTCCGGTTTTTAAAAGATTGGGAGCTTCAGAATTTGTGTATGCAAGAAGGCTAGCAGACGCAGAAGAGAACAAAGGAAATACAGATATAGTTAAAAGAACTGTTACCTATATGTTTTTATAGGTTGTTCGTTACTATACATTAAGACTAGACCTACAAAAGACTGCAAACCGGAGGTTTAAAATTCAATGGCTCTACCTGGCGTTAAAACAATAGTAAAAGATCGCTTCTATAGCATCTCAAGACAGGATTCCCCTGTCGGTCCAAGAATCTGTGTAATCGGCACACGTAATACTGCTGATGGCACGGGTAACGTAGCAGACCTGGACGTAGTTCAGGTCACAAAAGAAGCAGATGTTATTACTGCTTTTGGTGAAGGCTCACAGCTACACAAAGCTTACAAAGAACTAGTTGCTGCAGGCGCAGATAGAATCTTTATGGTTCCTCTCCCAAGCAACACTAGCTTCAATCATACCAATGGTACAGTTACCTCTGGTGGTTCAGACGTTTTTGACGACGCCTTTGCTGCAGCAGAAGTATCGATGCCAGACATCATTGTCCCTTGGGGTAGAGGTGGAGTTACCTCAGACTGGCAAGATCCAGCAACACCGAGCGATGACGTAGAGTATGGCTTCCATGCTGACAATACAGTTACAGTTGCAAATAACTGGGCATACAAAGTAGCAAACAAGGTCAAGGCAATTAGCGAAAACACAAATCCATGTGTTGCAGTCATGGGTATTAGACCATGGATTGGCTCTGGCGCAACTCCTGCAACAGCAGAAGTTATGACACCAGGAAATGTTTCTTCACACTTGACCCTTACTCGTCTTCCAAACAAGGATGCTACAAGCGGTTCCTCCTACACATGGGGTGGAATTGGCAGATATGTTCTTGTTATTGCAGCTGAAGTAAAGCCAGTTAACTATAGCTCAGAGAACTTCAGCGATTTTGGATACGCTAATGGCGCAACAACTTTTGCAGCTTCTATTAGCAGAATGGCTTCTTATGTTAGCCCAGTTAACAAGACAGTATTCAACGTAACAAGACTTCGTTACAACCCAACTAGAACACAGCTTTCAAACGATCAGGCAACCGGCGTTGCCGACAAGGGTGTGAATGCAATTGTTCTTAACTTCAATAAGATTCCAGTATATGCAGAAGGCATGACCTTTGCTCCTGCAACCTCAGACTACAACAGAATTTCAACCTCAAGAATTATTAACGAGGCCTCACTTGTAGTCCGTCAGGTATGTCAGAAGTTTATTGGTGAACCTTCTACAATGCAAGTTCGTAACTCGATGGAAACAGCTATTACTTCGGGTCTACGTGGCATGCAGCAGCTTGGAGCTCTTCTCGACAGTGATTTTACTGTAAGTTACATCCCAACCGAGAATAAGGCTCTAGTTGACTTAGTGCTGACACCAGCCTTTGAACTTAAGTCAATTGAAGTTCAAATAGCAGTTAATCTATAATATCTACACGAAATAGGAGGGTACGCAGATGCCTACAGGCGAGTACTACGATTCACCGGTTAATAAATACCTTAATACTTACACCACTTTCTCCGGAGCAGACATTGTTGCCACTTTTGGCGGTAAGGAGATTGGAGCACTTTCGGGTATCACTTTCTCGGTTACAAGAGAAAAAGCACCAATTTACACCATGGGTTCACCAAACCCAAGGTCATTCTCCAGAGGTAAAAGAGGTATCGCTGGTTCATTGATTTTCACAGTCTTTGACCGCCCAGCTCTTTACACAATGCTTGAGACTCATCACGGCACATCTCAAGATATGAAGTTCTGGACAAGATCAAGCAATACACTTCCAGGTGATCCTTCACACAGAAGAGGCATTGCTGAGTTTGACGACCAAACAAGAGACGTTGTAAGTAAGGTTCCTTACTACGCAGACCAAATTCCACCATTTGACATTACAATTACTTTTGTCAACGAATATGGTCAAGGCGCAGTAAGATCAATCTACGGCGTTGAGCTTCTTAACGAAGGTTCTGGCGCTTCAATGGACGACATCGTCATTGAAGAGACAATGACCTACGTTGCTCGCGAAATTGGTCCGATGTACACCATCTCCAACTCACAGTTGAGCAGATTCGGTGGTAGCTTGTCTGACATCATTTCAAAGGACGCAGTAACCTCGAGTGGTCTAAACTCAGAAATAATTAGACCATAATTTCTTAAGGTTAAGTCTTAATATCTAAAGCGTGGAGGGTGACTAGTTTGTCCTCCACGCTTTATTTTTTATCGGAGCAAAATGTACAAAGATATTGAAAAACTTAAAATAGAACAAAGAAAAGTAGTCGACTATGCCAATCAAGTTGAGTCGGTTAGAAGAGAAAAGGGTCTTCCAGATCCATTTTCAAACATGTCTTTTGCTGGCGTGGACATCCAGGCAACAATGGTTTTACCTAGAATAGGAGACCAAACTTCAAGCGACGATGGAGACTTCATCGAACTAGGAGAGCTACAGACAATATCTTATTCTGCACACAGAGAGAATACTCCTGTTAGAACTTTGGGACACGTTAATCCTAGGGGATTTGTAAAAGGATCTAGAACTATTGCTGGATCTTTAATATTTACAGTTTTTAACGAATACGCATTTTATAGAATTAAAGCTTTTAAAAAAGCACTTCTTGAAAAAAATTATGCACCGCTTGCAGATATGCTTCCCCCTTTTGATATTGTTCTAACATTTTTCAACGAGTATGGTTTAGCTGCTAAGATGAAAATATATGGAGTTACTATAGTTGACGAAGGTCAAACCATGTCAGTTGACGACCTTATTACCGAGCAAACGTACACTTATATGGCCAGAGGCCTGCAGCCACTGATACATTTGGATCCAGCAGAAGATAGAAATATTTATTCAAATAATCCAGATGATTTAGCAAAACAAGCTTTAGATATATCAACAAACTTTTTTGGTGATAGAGTAGAATTATATAAGAACTTTATCAATTCAAGGGTAGCTAATTAAATGTCAGAAAGATCATACAATAGGGCTCCATATAGACCGTTTACGGCATATATGCCAAGAAACTTAAAAGAAGGTGACAACTTCTTTGATCCCATAAATCAAGCAATAGATCTTGAATGGGGCGGAACAAGGACAGACGAAAAATTTAATAGTTATTTTGATTATTTTTTCTCTGGAGAAGATGTAAAAGTTTATATTGATGGTCTCTTTGATGAAAAATATGAGATGGATATTGCGTCAATGGCTTTTGTTATTAAACAGGAAAAGCAACCGTTATACGGATTTTGGTCATATAACTATGATGCGGTGATGATGGGAACTAGGTTAATTACCGGAGAACTTTCCGTATATTCTAGATACCCAAGAAGAATGACAGATCTTTTAGAGGAAGCTGCTAGAGTTAGAATGGAAAGCTCTAGCTCCAACCCTTCTTCGGCCGTTATGAGTACGCTAGGAAGCGTAACTGATCAGGCTAGAAAAGACGATGAAATAAATATTCAAAAATATTGGCTTAATTCAGAATTAGACAGAGTTACTTCCGATCCAATGGCTAGATCACTAGTAGAAAACCAAGGGGCAGGTCATAATATATTTAGTGCCCATCCACCATTTAATTTAGTAGTTTTTTACGGGACAGAAGAAGTCGCAATAACAAATAATAAAGTAGTTACATACGATTCTGCATCAAGTATAAATAGACAATTAAATTCAGATAGAATTTTGTCAACTGACTATAATGAACGTAAAACTTTAACTGATCTTTCTAAATCATCTCCTATGAAATTAGTTCTTCAGAACATTAACTTAATGTCCATGACAACTTCCTATACAAGTGGTGGTCAACCACTAGTCGAGAACTATCAATTTATAGCTAGAGATATGTATTTTACAGATGCAAAAGTCGGAGATAATGCCGCAACTGGTCAACGCGTAACTGTTCCAGATGAAACTGAAAAAGAGTACACGATTCAACCTGTTACAACCGAAACGGTTACTACAGGCGTTACCTTTAATAATGGCGAATACATCGCTTAATTGTTTTTTTAACAATAAAAATGTGATATAATTAGCGTAATAATCCAATGCGCAAAAGGAGAAAAAAATGTCAAGTGAAAAGAAGGTAGTAGTAACTACTGATGAAATTACAAAAGAAGAACTTGGAGTAGATGAATATCAGGTTCTTTCATTAGAAGATGAAGAGCCAGATTTTGATGATCAACAAGGTATGACGGTTGAAGACCTTGATGATAATGAGCAAATTTGGGACGGCGGTCCAACAGCTGGTCAAATTAAACAATGGAAATCAATGTTTGGAGATGTTTATGTTACATCCATTACATTTGATAAGCACATTGTTTGGAGAACTCTTAATAGAAACGAATACAAGCAGCTTGTAAAGAAAATGGAACAACTTGTTCAAGCTGGTCAGATGTCAACTGCTGAAGCCAACCTTTGGAACGAAGAAGCAATTACAGAGATTTGCTTACTGTTCCCAGCATATGACAAGATTGCTCTTTCCAATGAAATGGCTGGTCTGCCATCGCTCCTCTCTCAAGAGATCCTAGAAGCTTCTGGCTTTGTTGCCCTAGAGGTCCGTCAGTTATAATTTATGGATAATGAAGTTCTCCTAGAACTTAAACAGCAATACGGTCCCCTTTACGCAGTTAATGTAAAGGGGACTGATTTGTTATTTAGAGAGTTAACTTTTTCTGAGTTTGATCAAATATCTTTAGTGGGTCAGTCTCAAGGTTATTCTTCCGCAGACGCAGAAGATGAAATATTAAAAAAAACAATTGTTTACCCAGAAGGTTTTGATATTTACAGAATTCCAGCTGGAATGGTTTCATCTATAGCTCAAGAGGTTCTCGATGCTTCGGGCTTTCAATCTGCTAAAGTAGCAAAAAGAATACTTGATTCAAAAAGAGAAATAGCTAGTGAAGTTAGAAGTTTAATGAAAGCTTTTGTTTTGGCTACTATAAACACATACTCACCAGAAGATTTGGATAATATGACTTTTTCTCAGTTAGCTGAAAGAGTAGCTTTAGCTGAAAAAATTATAGAAGTAAAACAAAACATTAATGGACTTGAATCAACAAATATTAGACTAGAATTAATTGATCCAGAAGAAGAAGCTGAAAAAGAAAGAATAAAAGCCACAAACTACAATGCTTCTAGAAAACAAGGCGAAGCCGCATATGAAGACCCTGTTGCCAGAAAACTTTGGAATGGCATGTAACTTAGGAGGATAAATGTTTAGGGATAAGGGACCTATACATAATTTAGGGCATGGAGTCTCCTCTAGAGACATGCCCTCTAGAGAGGGTGAAACAGAAACTCCTAGTCCTAATTCTGGCTATGTAGCAAAGGCTTTAGATGCTCATCCCATGATGCGTTTTTTTGCATCTGCTGGAACAGCAATGCTTGTTACAACTCTTGCATCGAGATTTACAAAATCTGGTGGCCTTAAACTTGGTCAGTCTCTACAAAAATCTTCAGATGCTGCAATGTCAGCTGGAAGAACTGATGCTCTTTCTACAAGGGCAATTAGAAGTATAACTGAGATTAGAAAAGAGTTAGACAATCTTAGCGCAATGCACAGAAGCATTGATGGGGTAGACGATCCGTATCTTAAAGCCGTTTATGAAGTAGACGGAAAGCTTACAACTGGATATAATCCGACTTTAGGCAGAAGGAAATTTTTTAGACCTCTTAGTCAAGAAGGGGCAAGGAGTTCCGCAAGAGGCATCACATCGGAATCCGCAGAAGCATGGACAATGCGAGACGAGCTTCAAGTAAGACTTGTAAGAGCTGCAAGGAGAATGCCATACGAGCTTCCAGCCTTATATGTTACTCAAAGAGCTGTTACCGAGCCATTGTTTGGTCAAAATCAAGAAAAGAAAAGATTAAATTGGTATAATCCAGCAGACGTAATCTCAGATTTCGTAAAGCAGTCAACGTTAAACGTGGCAACTATGGTACTGCCGTTTGAGGCAGTTGGCGCAGCTGGCGCAGCTGGAAGAAGCTCTCTAACGACATTAGCTGGCTCAATGAACGACCTAAGGGCTCTTTCGCCAGTGCAAAGAAAAGCTGCAAACGCAGCAATAGATATTAGATCTCTTCTGGCTGAAGTTGGCCAAGACATAGCTGGGATGACAAACAAAGTCCTTAAGATGTCATCCCAAACAAGCGGAGCATTTGCCGCAGGAGTGTCTGAGGCCGGTAATTCTCAACCTGAATTTGTACAGGCTTTAAGGGCAGCTAGGCACGGTTCTAAGCAGGCCGTAGAAGATATGGCTAATGCCGATAGGTCTAAGAGACTCAAGGTGATGACAGCTAGAGCCAGAGGATTCTTTACTGGCAGTACCGAAGATGGAATAGGCATACTAGATGTACTTCCAACATTTAAGGGTGCTGGTATAGGTATTGCGGCAGGAAAAAATCAGTTTAAATCTCTCGGAGTTGCCCACGACGTTGTTTCAGGAAAGTTAACAAGAGAGCAAGCATTAGGTAGGCTTACTCAAAAGTTTGGATACTCAACAGACGATGCATTCACAACCGCGTTAAGCGAAAATGCAAGCAGGCTAAAGCTAAGAGGTCTAAATGGAACTTCTGCTGATGAGGTCTTAACAAAGGCAATTAATGCTGTTCAATCTCAGCACTCCAGTAAGCTGACTAGATTAAGTCAAGATTTTTATAGACTAGGAGCTGGTGGACCAAGTACTGACAGATTTAAGGGTAGTGAATTTTATCAAAGATCTCTTCAAGATGAATATAAAGATCAGCTAGCAAGACATCTCGTAAATGCAAAAGGCATAGAACAAAAAGCTGCAGACGGCTTTGTTGCACAAATAAAAATAAATCAACTTCCTTCTAGAAAAGAAGCTTCTGAGGTAACAAATAGAATTTCTTTAGGTAGAAAAAAACAATTCTCTGGAGAAACAGATGAATTCTTTGATGATATTCTTGAAAGATTTAGAGGAGTCAAAGGCGGTAAAGATTTTAAAGCCGCAATTGGCAATGGACAAGCTCTAAAAGAATCCATAGAGGAGGTCGATCAACTTTTTGTATCTGAGGAATTTAGAAGGTCTCTACATGAAAAAATAGCTAGCAGATGGAACCAGTTTAGAACTGGCTCTATGCCAGATATAGCTTCAGATACTTTAAAGCCATCAAAACAAAGTTATTTAGATTTTATTGGACCTATATCTGAAAGCAAGCAAACATTCTTACAAAGAAAAACTGCACAAACATTAGGCGTACCTCTTGTTCAAAAAGATGGAAGAAGAATAACTCAATCGGTTCTTGAGTCAAAGTTAACGAGTCAAGGTTTTGATCCAACTGACTTTAGTTACATGAGAGACTTTCTATTAAATCAAAGAAAGTTAACAACTGGATTCCTTGGTGGAGGCGCAACAAACATACTTGGATTAAGGCCACTTCTTGTAGACGAAGGAGTTGAAAGAGGCCTATTTAAGTTTATGCCAGAAGAACAGCAAGCATCTATTAGACAGCTTGCTTCAACTCAAGCAACGTTTGATCCAGTAACAGGCGGACTGGGTGCTGCAACTCAAACAATGGGCAGAAGCGCAATAGGTGGAGTTTACCAAACAAGGTCTGGCGAGATACTTGACTTTACAAAAGTTACAAGTATGCTTACTAAAGCAAAAGACTTTATTGCATCAGATTTTAGAGTTCCAATTGTTGGATTCAATCCAGCAGATTTAATGGGTAATAGATCACTGCGAGACATTAGAAATTCTCCAGTATTACAATATGTATCTTCAAGGTCAGTTCAACCATTTGTTCCTCAGTCTGAAGTAAGACCAGATTTTCTTATATTAAATAGAGTCAAAGGAACAAAAGGCACTCTTAGATCTTTTACCTCTGATCAATCAGGAAGACTAAGTACATCAAAACTACCAGGATTTTATCGAGCTGCACCATCTGCAAGTACTGAGATATTTTCTAGAGAAGCAAGAAATGCAGCAGGCTTAACGGGCGAAAGAGTTGATACTCTTGGGGGGCAAAGTCAAAAGTTTGGAAGATTTAAACGAATTTTTGACGTAGATCCAGAGCAGCCAAACTCTCTTCTTAGACTTGCATCTAGGTATAAAAATAGACAATCTGACATAAGAAATCCTAGGGTTTTATCAGAGCTGCTTTCTAGCGAAAACAACACTATATCCTACAATACGCTAAAGGGTAAAAGATCTTTAAGGTTAGATGGACTTTCCGTAGTAGATGAAGCAGGAGAACAAGTATATAGTCAGTCTCAAGTTCTTTCTGCAGTAGAATCTTTTAGAAAAAGAATATTTAATTTTAACATAAATCAAAGAGTAATGAAGGAGCTTGAAGAAGCTTCTCCTAATTTATTTAAGTCTACATCTGGAGTAAGAGCTAGTCAGATTAATACTGTTCAAGATGTAAGAACTGCAGTAAGAAGTTTATCTAACGAGCAAAGTCAAGCATACGCAGAACTTAGAAGGGCAGGTTTTGATCCTACTAGGCTTTCAAAGTCGTTCTCAAGACTCCAAGGTTACATGGATGAAACTCAGTTTGATGTAGATAAAGCTGGGTCTGAAATATTTAGATATATTTCTCAAAGAAACCAAATGTTGCAGCAAGCAATGCCAGCAGCGTCTAGAACGGTTAATGCTACAGACGACATATTTACTCAAATTGAAAAAGTAACAAGACAACTTCAAGCCGAAGGAAAGATAGGAATAGATGCAGCCGTTGAAGCAAGAGCTTACGGTGTTGCTACTCTATTTAATTTTAGTGCATTTAGTACACACAAGGGTGCTTCTAGTGTCACTCAAAACTCTATTGACGCTTTAAATAAAGTAATTGGAACAGCAAATAATAGTGAATCTGTAAGAAAACTTTTTGGTGAATTTACCAGGGGCAATACCTCGATGGTAAACACAAGCATTAGAAGACCCGCTTCTAGAATTTTGCCAGCCTTAAATAGAAAATTTGGCACTGCGCCTTATGAAATAAATGATCTTTCAGTAAATGCACTGGGCAGTGGTCAACAATACACTATGCTTCCCACATTTGGAACCGTCTTTGCAAGAAATCCAATGGCAGCGGTAAAGAGTGCAATTGGCATAGGGACATATAAGAACCCTGAAGCTTTCTCGACTGGCTCAATACCAACTGCGCATATATTTGGAAGACTAAACAAGTACTTTGGCACCTTTGGGCTGCAGCTAGATCAATCTCAATATGGTGGTCCGCTTGATCTTTATATGCGAGGCATGGTTGGTAAAAGAGTTCTCCCAATCACCGCTGCTGGCGCAACCTTTATGGCAGTTGATAGAACTATCGGCGGCGCTGTAAATGAAAAAGATCAAAGAGGAGAAAGAGTTTATTCTCCATTCTTTACAACAAAACTAGCAAGAGCTGCGGTTGAAGCTCAGTCTGTTGGATCTGGTTTAGTTCCTGGTGGAATGTCTTATGAAGAAAAGAAAGATCAACTTTTAAACGGTGAAGTAGCAGTTAGACAAGGTAGATACTGGCCACTGGGTACAACTCCGTTTAAGGGTGGCAAAGTCTTATACTACAGGCCATCCTATTACAGAAAGCTTGCAGAAGGTACTGGATTAACATCAGATTCATATTCTTCGCCGGCAGAAAAATTAGCATTTGGTTATGATTTTTCTCCATTAAGGCCACTTGACCCATATAGATTTGAAAGAGAAAATTATTATGATAGGCCATATCCTGTAACTGGTGAATATTTTACAGGTCCATTTGGTCCAGCTACAGCACTTGGTAATTTAACAGTTGGTAAAATACTAAAACCTCAAATGAGGATGCATGAACAAGAAGTTGCAGCAGGATTAGCTGCTTATGTTCCAGCTGGTGATTCTGGAGCATACAACGCTCAAGGTCTAATAGATTCAGGTAAAGCATCTCCAGTCATGGGCGCGGGTGGGGCAATTGCTTCATTGAATTCTGCAAGTGGCGGATATTACGGAGCAGGAAGACAGCTTTCTGGTTACAACAATGCTATGTCCGCAAACGCTGGACCAATGGCTACTGCAAGCAGATCTACTATAGGACAAATTGGACAGTATAATAATCAACTTTCTTCCGCAGCTGCTTCTGGTCCAAACAGAATAGCTTCAGCGGCAACACTGCCTGGCGGGTTGACATATGGTCCACCAAAAGTTCCTGGAATAATTCCTCCTTCAGTTGTTCCAGCTGGAGCTCCAATTTCAACAGGGTCAATTCCTTTTCAGGCTAGCGAGCTAGGCTACAGGCTTCAGGAAACAGCTGGTATTTACGGATTTGCTTTTGGTTCATTAAGAGAAGGTCTTGGCTTTGGTAATCAAGACATGTCACCACAAGTATCAGCCCTACAGTCAGCATCAAAAGGTTATGGTTCAACTAGGGCATTTTGGGACTTAAATCTTGGTGGACTTGGAGATGTTCCCATGGCCGGCGAAGGGTCAATGGGTAATATAGAAGTCTCTGAAATCGTAAGAAGATTTATACCAAAAGAAAGAAATGACGTTAATTACATAAACCCCATTAGAAATACAATGGGTCAACAATATCCCTTCTTGCCCGGCTCAGATTATTTTATTAATTTTAAAACAGGTGATCCATTTACTAGGGTTCAAGAGGGAGAAATTAGACTCCCTGGAGCTGGATATGAAAGACTAAATACTTTATACGGAGATGAAACTGGAAGATACGGTAGAGTTAATCAATTAGACATACTCGCAGATGTTGCTCCATATTCAAAAGAATTTAGATCCTTAAATAGAACAATTAAGATGGGCGATCTTTCTCCAGCAGAAAGAATAAAAGTTCAAGATATTAGGTCTCAAGTAGAAGATACTACTACAAAATATCAATTTACCCCCTATAAGTATAGGGGCACATCTCCAGAAGAAATGGAAATGAATCCGACACTACATGCTTTCAGTAGGGCTGGAGAATTTATTGCACACAGAGACACTTTCTTTAATACTAAATTTTTAAATAGAAGAACCGCCACTGAAGACTGGGAAAGAAGAAACGTTTATGGTTCTACCTTCCCAGAGTGGCAAAGACCATACGAGAGCTATATTCAACCAATGATGAATAAAGCATCTCAAAGAGATCCAATTACAGCAACACTTGCTACAGCAGCAGCTGGATCTTTTTTTGGTAGAACCGCAACTGCAAAAACCGTCAGCTCTTTAATATTTGGTACAGCTGGTTTAGTTTCTTCGATTAAAGGAAATATACACGAACTAGTGACCGGCGAAAGGCAAATGCCTAAAAAAAGAGTCAAAGAACTTGCTCTTGAAGAGTATGTAGATATTCTTGGATATGTTAAAAATACAAGTTTAGCAGCTGAGGCAAAAGCAAGGGGTGATGCAGCAGCAGCAGCAAGCTTTACTTCAGCAGCGAAGAGAACAATGTACGGAGCTGACATTTACGGTGGCTCAGTGGATAATTTGTCTTTAGCAATTCCAAAAAGAAAAAGAGAACATTTTAAGGCAATGATTAATGCCCCAGAAGAAGAAAGGGAAAGAATTCTTTCTACTTCTGGAAGATTAGAAAGAAGAATATATCAAGCAGCTTGGGGAATGAAAGTAGAAGAAAGACCTGAGCTAGCTGAATATTTCTCAAGGCACGAATTGCCAGATCAAAGCTGGGAAGGATGGCATGCAAATACTAATCTAGAACATGTTAAGATAAAGATGGGCCAAAGCATGGGTCTAGAAATGTCTCAAATGGGTTACTATCCACAACAGGTAAAAGAAGCTAATTTAACCAATCCATCTTATCCATCATTTTTTGAAAATAACTCTCCAGAAAATGTTGGTTCCCAACTTAGGGCCATGATGTCAAGGATGGGTGTTTCTGGAAGCGTAAGAGAAAATAGAAACCCTTATGGTTCTAACTCCGTTAACTTATCATCAGCGATAAATATTTTTTAGGTAAAACAGTATGCCAAGAACAAACCCATTAATAAGCACTAGCGCTATTCCAATGAGAGACAGAATTCTAGCAGAAAGACGCCTGCTCAATAGAACCATGTACGGAATCAACGATATTATTCGTGTAGATTCTGAAGGTGATAATTTAGTCTATAGACTAAATACAACAGGAGAAACATTTAGCACCGCAAAAGATGCATTCGATGCCGTAGGAAAAACGGGAATGACAACCTTTGGTAGAATTACCGGAGACTTAGAAAGCTCTTCTTATAACCTTAGGGGTCTTGGTGGACTAGAACAAAGATTAAAGACCGTTAGAGACACTCTTGCTACAGATGTAGGATTAGCAAATAGACTAGGAATAGACGATCCTAATTTAATTAGATTTGAAATTGCGAGCTTTAAATCTGGAATAGGAAATAAGCAGTCTCTTAGATCAATTGTGGATCAGGTTGGCGAAAACTTAGGCGTTATAGTCCCCGACGACGCATCATTTAATCTTCTAAGAGTTTTTTCTGGAGAAAAAGAGATGACTGTTGGAGAAATTTCTAGACTGTTTAGCGCAACATCTGAAGGTCTTGGTGGCATTTTATCAACAGAAGATCTAATAGAGGCCTTAGGTAAGGGGCCACAATCTGTTGCATCAATGTATTCAAAGTCTGGCAAGCGCGTTAAAGGCGCAATTGCATTAAGGGATATTTCTTTAGCTGGAGAGGATTTAGGAAACTTACTTGAGCAAGTTAGCGGTACGACTAAACTTGATACTAAATCTGTTAGAATATTTAAAGTCGATGAAGATTTAAGAAACCTTGCTCAAAGATATATAGAAGCTATAAGTTCTCCTGAAGCTTCTGCATTTTCCGATGCATCTTCTAGGAGAAGTTTTGCAACACTTACAGCAATGGATAAAATTTCAGGAGAGGTTGACGAAATAACTGGAGTTGTCACTCCTACTGTTGAAGGATTAGAGAGAAAAGCTTTTTATTCTAAAAGTGGAGCAATGGACGTTGTGACCGCTGCATTAAAGAATTTAAAAATATTAGATGATGATGGAAATGTTTTAAAGCAAATAGGTTCTTTAACTGAAGCTGAACAAAAAATACTTACTTCAAAATTTCAATCAGCATACGATGGTACATCTGTTCTGAACTCAAAAATGTTCAATTCAATAAGAGCTCAAGTAAAAAATGAATTAGAATCTTTAAGATCACTTCCAGAAAATCAAAGGTCTCAACAGTTTGTTACGAATAGAATTGCAGAACTAACTTCACAATTAGATAATCTTGAAGGAGATAATTTTCAGGCTATCACAGCAAGAATATTTATGAACATTAAAGAAGGAGAGACTGTACTTCCTAGAATGATTAAAGCTGTCGTTGATCAAGCCGGTTTCTCTAAAGTACTTGACCAGTATTCAATCCTAACAACAGATGTTGCCTTAAAAGCAGAGACAGCAATAATGGGAACAGATGATTCAATTAACTTAGTTCTTCAAGGTGAAGCTAAAGCAAGGGTATATTATGATCCATTGGCTCCCGCTTTTCACTATGACATGTTCTCTGATCCAACTTACATTAAAGCAAATGAGACTAGGCAAAACAGAATTATTAGCTCTTTAAATCATGCAATCGAAACAGGAGAAGTTAGAGGAAACCTAAGAAGGCAGATATATCAATCAGCTGAAGCAAATCTAGATGCTGTACCGGAAGCGGCAAGAGACTCTGCTCAAAGAAATAGAATGTTTATGCGTCAATTAAAAGAAGCTATAGAATCTGGCATGGATATTAGAACAATGCCACAGCTTTTAAACTATTTAAAGAAAAATGCTAGTGCAGATTTATTTAGAATAAAAGATGGAATTTACCAACCGGCATTAGAGGATGCATTTAGGTTATCTTTAGATACAGAAGCTTCATTTTTTAGCGGTAGAGCCAATAAGGCAGCTAGGTTAGGTGAAGGCTTAAGAGATATGACTATATTAGGCAGGAATGAACCTATTAAAGCTCTTACATTTCAGGTGCAAGGTCATAAGATGCTATTTGCCGGCGATGCTGCGAGCATGTTCAAGCACTCCCTTGGTGGTTTCGACTTAGACGACAAAGGAATCATCATGCCTAGAATCTTTAAAGATGCTAGTGGAGAAGACAGACTTGGAACATTCTTATTCCGTCAACCAACTGGTCCTGGAGAATTTATATTTGGAAAAGCCGATCTTAGAAACACAGATACAATAAAATTATTTTTACAAAACAACGATGCTTTAATGAACGAATTGGACATAATGAAAGAAAGCATTACTGGAAACGCACTTTTAGATTCAATACACGAAGGATTAACAGCTTCCGGTAGAAGAAAAAGCCAATTAGATAATTTAATCGGTCAACAAAGTTCAGATCAAATAGAAGATTTTATTATAGCACTAATGAAATCAGCGGAACAAAGAGGTTCTTACTCAATTCAAAGAGTTGATATGAATAGTTCTTTTTTTAAACAACTAGAAGGAAAACAATTTACATCACCATTAGCTTTGACTAGAGAAAACATTAAAGCAGCAGCAGAAGCAGGACTTGCAAAAGAAAAATATTTAGTACAACAGTACAACTATGGAAACATGTTAAGAATATTTGCTACAGAGGGTTCTTTTGACTATAGTGACGAAATACATCGTGGCCTTAGTACCTACGTCAGCTCTAGAGAATACGGAACATTAAATACACTTAGAGGCGAATACTCAAGACTGCTGCAATCAACAGTTGAATCAGAGATAAGCGCAGGTTTAGCTAAGCAAAAAGAGTATGGTCAAGCAATAGCTAAAATAATGAAAGACGCTGATGCAGAAACTAGGGCAGGAATATCATCTTTGTTTGATGAAGATTTATCCAAAAAAAGTCGTCAAGCAATATTGAAGCAAGACACTATTGGTCAGTACATAAACAGATTGACTGTAGCTTCTGCTGGCGCTGATCAGCAAGAGGCTATATTGGCTAGACTCCAGGGTAAAGTCGACGATAGCGTGTTGTCTGCCCTTAGGAATACTAAAATAGCAACATTTGCTCCTTCTGACGTAGTTGACTTAATAGTCAACCTTAACGAAGGCATAGGTGTTGAGGGTGTAGAAAACTTGGAAAGACTCTATGGTGGAGCTATTGATAAAGAATCAGCAGCAAAAGCTATTATGAAGATTTCTGGAATAGCAGAAGATGCAGGAGTTTCTGTCGTGGAAGCTACTGGAAGGCAGATGATTGATTCTAAATTTGAACTACTAGGAAAACTTAGAGCTCTGTCTATGCAAAATTTAGTAGATCAAGATGATTATAAAAACATGTTAGCCGGTATAGATAACGTTATACTAGATCAAAGGCTAAAAGGCGACGACGTAACAGGAGCTTTAAAATCTTTTCAGCGTGGATTTGACGACATCTCTTCCGCCACAAATGTTTCAGAAGAAATGACTGAATACTCAAGAAGAATAAAAGATGCATTTAGTGGTGGCGATGAAGGTGGAATAAAACAAAACTTAAAAGGCTTACTTGGCTTAGATGCCGAAAGTCCTTTTGCGCACGCATCAAAAAGCGCAAAGCTTGGTCAACAAGCAAAAGATGCAATGGATGTGGTAGATAATGCTATATTTAAATTGAATCAGGTTGCCTATGCTGGTGAGATAGTAAACTCCAAAGAGTCTTCAATTATTGCTTCTAATATTTTACAAGAAGCAGAGTCTATGATGCAAACAAATAGTCAGATAATGAATGACGTTATCCAGGCTGGGGACGAAGCAAGTGAATTTTTAAAGTATAATGCTCCAAGAATGCAAGGGCAAGTTATTGATAAAGTTAGATCAATGATTTTTGAAGCATCTAATCAATCAGAAGGTACAACTGTTAGGCAGTTATTGGACGCAATGGAAATGCAAATGTCTGGTAGATATAAAGGTGTTAGAAGAATTATGTCTCAACCTGGATATTCAGATGAAAATACTTTATTAAATATGTTTAGAGCAAGACAACAAGAAAGAGCAGCTTCTTTTTTGAATAAACAAGAAGGAATTTCTGCCCTTACTGAACAGTATGACGAAATGGTAAGAAATGTTAATTCTATGTCAATTGAAGAGAGAAGAGAAATACTGGCAATTGCAGAAGACATGATGGGTAAGTCAAGAAGAGGTTCTGCAATAGTTGACGAGGATCAGTTTAAAATAGCTGCAGCACTTTTAGTTGACAGCGAAAAGGGAATAGAAAAACTTGGTCTTGATGAATTAACAGAAAAAGCAGTGAGACAGATGAGAATGTTACAACAAGCTAAAAGTACCGTAACAGAGCTTGGTATGAATGAAATACTTTCTTTTGGAGGAAGAGCTTCTGCAAGTGGATATGCTCCAAGCGCAATTGATTTAACAGATGAAGAAAGAAGCAATTTATTTAGAGGACTTGATGGAGAAGTTGCCGATGAGACTCAAAGGCCAGTTGAAGCCGGCTATAAAAGAATTGGAAAAGAATTCTTTGATAAACCAATAGTTAAAAAATCTGGCTATGCAGTAGCTGGTCTAATCGCTGCTAGCTTTATTTATTCGGCTTCAAAAGATAGAAGCCAATCAGACATAGCTGGACCACCATTACTGCCAGGAGGTTCGGCATATGAGGCAATGGCTCAGAGGCAGCCTCAAGTTCCAGAAGGTTCTATGTTCTCTGGATACGATCAAGGTGTCAGCTACAGTGTAAACATAGAGGGTTCAAGAGAGCAAGCTGAATCTTTTTCAAATTCTATAGGATCTGTTGCAAGAGGGGCTGTTAACAGTACTATGTATAGAGGACTGCCACAGTTGGGCAAAGATCCTTATTCTCAAATCGCCGGCTCCTATTAGGTTGATTGTATATGATTCTTGGTGCAGATAATCAAAATAAAAACCTTAGGGCTGCATCGACCATTAAGGTTAACTCTACTGCAAAAACTAGAACTGCAAATCATTATTCCGCTTCTATATCCAGTTCTAAGACAGCAGATAATTCAGAGTCAGCAAGAACCCAACAAACTACAGTTCATCAATCTAGATCTAAAATAAATGACGGACAACCAGATCCCATAAGAGGGTCCATGGAAGGGTTAGACAACGGTAAGTCAACCCACATTCAAATGGACAATAGGGGGTATGATGCAAAGTCTTTACAGGGTGCAAGGTACAGAGATAAAGATAAAAGAATAAACCCAGCTATGGGAAGCTCACTTTCCTTTACAAATCTTCAAAATAAGAGTATAATGAATAACTACAGCGGAATTACCATGAGTGGTTCCTCTAGTGACAGAATGTCAAAAAACTTAAGACTTAACAGAATGTTCTGATAAATTATGGCTGAAACTTCAACTCAAACTTTAGTAACTCCTTTCATGAAGGAGTTGACGGTAGAAAAATATAACGCAATAGTGTCAGACGTCAATACTCTCTTAGAAATTGCTGCTGCCGGACTAAAGGAACTCAAAAGGGTTATTTATGCAGACTCAAGTGCTGATTTTAAGAAAAGTTTTGATAATAAAAATGATAGAAATAACGTAAATTTTTACTTATGGCCAACATTAATTTCTGGCTACACAGATTCCTTGTATGTTCAAATCCGTCCAGGAAAACAAAAAACAAGTGAAGAAATTATAAAAATTTATAATAAATATTTTAATCCACTTTTTGAGGCGGGCTCAGGAAGCTCTTATACTTATAATAATAAAAAATATAATCCTCCACAATATCCAGTTTCAGAAAATGGAATATTACAAATAGATGATCAGTATTATAAGTCTTCATACTCACAATATAAAAATGTAAAAACCCAAGACTCCTACGGTGCAGCAGCAATTGCTGACTATATGTTCAGGGCATTCTTAGATAGAGAAAAGTTTACTGATCAACAAGCAGAAACATATTTGACTTCTGCTTCAAAAATGTTAAGCGATAAGATACTTAACAATACGCAACTTATGAGCTCTTCTTATTACCTTTCGGTAATGACAGTTCCAGGAGCAATTGGACGACTAAGAGCAATTAAAGACAAGCTGCAAAATTATACCGTAGGTGAAAATGACTTTAACTCTAACCCAGAATCTGACACTGCAGATAGAGGTAATACTTCACAGTTAGAATCTCAATTTAACGGAATGCTTGCAACCGCTGATGTATTGTTTGATATAGAAGAATATATAATTAGAAAAATTCCTTCATCCTTGTATAACAATGAGGAATACAAAGATAATATAAAGAGTTCATTTTATCGTTCTTTTATAAAAAATGGTGAAGTACAAGTTTCGTCAAATGATAAGTATTTCAAAAATATTTGGAATAGAATAAAAACTAGTGGTTTATTAGATTTAGCTGTAAGCGCAGCAGCAATTGGAGATTTTGCTAGAAAAAGATTTTCTGTTGGAAACAACTTATTAGATCCAGAACTAGGAAGTGCTGGAAAGGCCTTGGATCCAGTTAGGGATACTATTTGGCTAAATGATTTAGTTATTGTAACTCAAAATCTTTCAAGAGATCCTTTAACGCTTGCTATAGTACAGTCATACTTTCCTAATCTTTCTACTTTATTTTTTAACGCTTCAGCAGCAGCAGCAGACTATTCTGGTGGCAGCGAAGACGATCCAATTAACAATATAGATGAATTAGCTAAATCTCTACTAAGAGCTTTTGGTACCGACAAAGATGGAAAGCCAATATTCAAGCCAGCTTGGGAGTTAATTAATACTGGACAAAGAATTAAAAGTGCACTCGATGCATTCCCGTTTAGGGAAAACATTTCCCCAAAAACTCCAGATATATTTCATCTTAGACTAGGTGCATCAAATTTTTACGTTCCACCAGTCTCCATTAATGTAAGTTCACAGTTTAAAACGGGTAGCTTAACATCTGGTGCTATTAGACAAAAAAATAGTCCTAAGTTCAATGCAGGATATAAAGAAACAACTATAAGCGTAAAATTGTTTTTTCCAAATTATGAAGAAATTTGGGGATTATCAATAGATGGCATTAAAGATGTTACACTCAATAAAGATTTTAAAATAGACTTTAAAGAAGCTGGTAATGAAGAAAAAATAGACAAGTTTCTTTCATCTCTTAGAGGTCTTGTGGCGGCATTTAAGTATGCTCCAATACTCCCAATAAAAAGTCACTATCTAAATACTGTTCATGGAATTAGTGGCGTAGCACTTTCTTCAATGAGTATTTCTACTATTCCAAATTATCCGTTTGCTTTAGTTGTGGATCTTGAACTATTAAATTTTAATCACAAACCATTTTTGCCAATGATTAAAGATTTCAACCAAGCTGTTCATTGGGGTAAGTTTAGACATTATATGGGTAAAGCAGCAGGAAGCCTGCATAGTTATATTAACGAATCATTTTTGCTACCCAAACCAGAAGACGATGCATTTGATCCTCAGTTTTCAAGTCTTCCTGGAGACAGGGCAGTAGAAGTTCTTTCTAATTCACAAGATAATTATTTAACGGAACCAGATTTAATTACAGATCCATATAAAGACGACGTGCTTACAACGAATGTAATTAAAGAATATAGAAATGGAAATAATATATCTTTGTTTATTCCAGAAAGAATACAAACTAAGATATTTACTCCAGACTCTTCTTCCTTTAGATCTGAAGAAGAAAGATTATTAGACGATACCGGCCAGTCAATGTGGGACTCTCTACTTAAGACAATGGGAATAGACATTAACCAATCTGCCGGATATCATAGATCTTTAAATTCAGTTGTCCAAACTTCAATAGAAGGTTCAGTAAGCCCTTCTGCGAGAAGAGTTGTTTTAGAGAGTATAGAATTAATTACCGCTGGCATTGGTAAAGATACAATCAATGAAAAAGTGTATGATTTTTTTGCCAAAGCATTCGTTGCGGAAAACAAATCAAATCTAACTCAACAGGAAATTGATTATGTATTAAAGGATCCAAACAATCCACCAACACAAGACTACATTACAACAGTGATTACCTTTAAGTATAAGGGTAAAGATTTAAAGATGGGCGCAAATAACTATAGCCTTAAAGATGTTAGAAATCTTTTTACTCAAGCATCAACAAGTACAGAGGAAACTTTAAACCGACTTGCAATTGAGGAAGCAGAAAGAAAAGCTAATACCACAGGAAGACCTGCAAAAGATTTTGAAGACCAAGCAAGAGAAGATATAGCTAGAGCATTCAATGTTCTTGTATATAATAGATTTTTTAAGAGTGGTCCAATTAAAGAATTAATGGAAGCTAAAAGGTTAAGACAGGCGAACTACCAATTTAACGAATGGGAAGTTCCAATGTTTAAGGTTGATCTGGATCCTAAAGCCGTAATAGTTAATGGTGTTTCAGTGACTCTTGGAAATAACTTAGCTAAGTTGCAGCTCCAAATGCAAGAGGAGCCAACTTATCAACACATTGGTGGAAAAGATTCTTATATTAATATATCAATGACTGTTTTTGGCGAAAAAGAATTAATAAAACTAAGAAAAGTTTTTGAGCATATTAATGGTCTAGCAAGAATTGAACATTCTACTGGCGTTATAGGCTTTATGGGCATCAAGAATATAGTTGCCGCTTTAGCTGGCATTAAGTATGTAATGCCCTTAAGTTATGAAGTTAATACTATTCCAAATTTTCCACACGTTTATGACGTAAGAATGTCTCTTGTTGACTTTGATATTTTTCAACAGCAAAGAGAGACACTTTCGTCAAAGCAGCAAAAAGATATGATAGAAACATTTGGAACAAAGAGAAACCCATTTTTAAGAATTAAACAGCTATGGGGTGCTTTTAATGCATATCCAGATTTTCCTCTTTCTGTAAAAGATTCTAATGGAGAAGTCGTTGGATGTTTAGATCCGGATTATTATTTTAGATCTTTTGAAATGTTTGACGATGACATCATCGAACATCTTGCTCCACAGCAAGAAAAAATGAAGGCTTTTACTGTTACTCCAAAACAACTTAATGCTCAGTCTACAACTGAACAACAAAAGAATACTAACAAAATTCTTAATGATATTAAAACTATGGTTCAAAACAATGAACTAAAGAAACTAAAAGAGTATTTTGATAAAGAACAAATAGGTTTACTCGAAGCATCTGCATATGTAGAAGGGGCAGTTCGAGAGTTCTTTAAGGGTCAAAACAAAAACTTGTTAATAGATTTTATTAAAGAATATCCAGACATAGATGATAAAACTGCAGTTTTTGGCTTAACAGCTTCTCTTGGATCTGGAAGCGTAAAGTTCAACACTGCAGTTGGAGACTTGTCGTATAGTGACTCTAGCGCAACTCAGCAAATTCAAAATATACTTGAAACTAAAGATTTAGTTATTTCAGAAGACGGCTACCTTAGTATTGATCCTGACGAATTAACCATTCATCACACAATTACTTATATACCAGCAGAAGAAAATCCTTCAGATGACAAAATGCCAGCCTTCTTATACCATGCAAATGGCTATCATTTAGGCTATGTAAGCAAGTCTAATAATAGATTTTATTTTACAATTGACGGAGTAAGGCCAACAAAGGCTAATTCCGGAGATGACACAGATGGAAAGATCAACTTTGTGCCGATCGCTGTTCCATTTACTGATGCCGATGATCCTTCTAAGACATACAAAAAGGGCGAAGGCAGCGCCCATATAGATTCCCTTAAGGGAGCTGGATCAAATCTGGCAGACTTTAGTGACCCTTATTCAGGAAGTTCATCCGACTCACCAGAGGTTATGTCTACTCAGGCTGCAAATAGCAATGTTGCAAAACACTGGGAAAGAATGCTCATAGATACAAAGTACAGAGATATCTCAGGAAGAATGATTAGAGCATTTCCAACCTACATGCTTTGGCTTATTGATGAAGGTGGTTATTTTTCTGGAGTAAAGTTGTTTGACAACTTCTATGGTCTTCAATCAATTATAGATTTTTCCGTTGTTCAATCTGAAGATATTTTAGGTGATACTTTAATTCTTAGAGTTTCAAATATGTACTCTAAGTTAACAACAGCAGAGTCTACTAGAATCTTTGACGCAGAAGAAGAGTTTCAAAATGAACAATTAACACAATTAGATGGAATTGAATCAGTCCTAGATAAAGCTCTCAATAGAGCTCGTAATATGGTTGGACACATGGAAAACACATATGTGGTTGACATCAATAGCATAAGGCTCAAGCCAGGTGTAAGAGTGCATCTAAGAGGCGGATATGGAGCTAATCCAAACTCGTTGCAAACTATATTCAATGGAACAATTACTTCTGTAGAAAATGGAGAAATAGTAACAATTACTGCTCAATCAGATGCTATTGAATTAAGTCCAATCGTTAACTCGACAAATAAAAAGGGAGACAGCGGTAAGATCGACGGTGGAATAAACACTGGATTCTGGCTGTCTGAGCCAAGAGATCTTATGGTTAGACTTTTGACAATGGGTTCATCAAGAACTCGCGAAGCAATAGCACACGCTACTAGGGGAAGAATATTCTCAGAAAATAAGTTTGGCATTAGACACTTTGGTCAAATACTTTATGAGCCACTTAACGATCTAGAGGCTGCAAAGAATGAAGCAGTTGTTTCTCAAGTCAAAGGTATATTTGATTCTTTAGGTGAGGCAAATGGAAAAACGTTTGGCATAGGATCTGCTATTAATGTGTTGGCAACTGGTGGAGATGAAGAAAGTGTTTTTGGAGTTGGTCCAGAAGTAAGGTCTGGTGGCATTTCTTTAATGAGAACATTGTGGGCAAACTTTAGTTCGCAAAGAGATTTTGAAATATTTAAGAGAAATATTTACCCAGGAAATGGAACCGGAATTGCTCAGTTCTTAGGTGGAGACCTTGGTGACGGATGGTCGACCGTAGCCAGTATTACACCAGAAGATAAACCAAACGAAAGACTTAATTATATTGGTAGACTAACTGATTATTCATGGAATGAAATGACAGCAAATGCTGGCAGTGGAGTTTCAGCTGGAAACACTGATGCTAAAAATTTAATAGATGCAAATGGTCAACAAAATGAAGTAAGAAATAATAATAATTCAGCTGGATTTGCTAAGGTAGCTTTAAGTGGTGCTGTTGCAGCTGCTGGTATAGCCGTAACTGGAGGACTTGGCGCCCCAATAATTGGTGGAATACTCGCTGGTGGTGGTTTAGCTGGAGTTCTAAGCGGAAGAGGTGGAACTAATCTATTTAATGCAATGGGTATAACTTCTGGCTTAGACGACGACTTGCCTGGTTTAGATGAGGTTTCATTTAGAGCTCAAACATACATGAGAACTGTCTGGGATCTCTTTCAAATGTGCGCAAGACTTCTGCCTAATTACATTGTTGCAGTAAGACCATTTGAAGATAGATCTACTGTATTTTACGGTAAACCCCATTGGTTGTATACCTCTGGCGTTGTTCCATTGACAACTGGATACCCAGGAACAAAGAGGGCAGAAGAACTTGGAATCTCTGCTCCAAAAGAATTGGATATAGATACTGTTCTTGAGAACACAATGAAAGAGCTTAATAAGAACTCTAATCCAATCGCTGATGCTGCGGCTTTCACACAAGCGGATAGTTCGCTAATATCGATTGAAGATACCTTATCACAGCAATTAACAACAACTTCAGGTGGAGTTTATATACCTGCAGATAAATTAAGAGACAATGCAGGTAAAAGTAGGGTTATAGCTTTTGGCTACAAATCAACTATGGAATATAGAGATGATTCTGGAAATGCAATAGCTCAAATTCCAGAAGCTTTTGGTTTTGCAACAGTTGGTTTTCACTTACCTATATCAACAGAAGATTCAACCCAAGTAACTCTTGATGAAAATCAATTAAAAAATCATAAACAGATAGATCAATTACCTCTTAGATATAGATTTCCATTTTTTACCGATAGAGATGACAAAGTTGTCTTGGAAGACTTTGCCTATTACGCACTAGCTGATCAATTGGGTAAATGGGAAAATCACAAAGCTGACTACATGACTTTAGCACTTGATAGCTGGAGTTACAATGAAGTTGGTGGGTTAAAAGAAGAAACAAGGTGGGTAACTTTACTAAAGCTAGAAAGTGAACGCTATGCTGGAGTTAGTAATACAGTTGATTATTCAACGGTCGAAAATGCAAATGGAATCCCGCTTGCCCTTAAACTTAACGCATCTGGCATGCCAAGTTTTAAAGGAACAGAAACTGAAATAGCAGATAGTTATATATTCCAAGAAAAACTTGGTGCAACAAGTGGATCTGCAGTTATTCGAATGCCATTACCAGATAATCCAGGTTTAATACTTGACTCAAGTGAAACTAGGGCAGATGTTTATAATATCCTAAAAAATAATCCAGACTTTAATTCAAACGCAGCAGGGTTAAGAGATTGGAAGGCTCCAAAAACTCCAGAGGACGAACAATTCTACATTGCCATGAGATGGCCATATAAACCTTCAGATGGATTTTCCGATGAAAGCATAGAGCAGTTTATACAAAGTCAAGGCGGTTACGTTCCGGTCGGCAATGCTAAATCATATCAGGAAAGAAAAGTTATGATTTATAGCCCAAGTACTGGTAAGGCTGTCGTATGTAGGCCGGCATACTATCTTTGGGGTCAAGAAACAGTAAGAATAGCATCCCCATATGACAATACGGTTGAGAATGGAAATAGCACCGTATTTTCTACAGATAAATTTGGAAATACTGTGAGATCAAAACTTGATACCGGATCTCACTGGGGTGTTGGTGGCGGTAATACACTTCAGCTTGGAAAAGAAGCTCACCTCAGCGCAGTAGTCTCTCCTGACGCAGCATATTATCTTGGTATGTTAAATCTTACTCAAAGTGAAAAAACTTTTTGGTCAGATGGGAATCACTCAAAATCAGAAGGTGATTGGCATGGAGCAGAAGACTCCATACAAACAACCGCCGCTACCGGAATTGCTCCTTTCCCCATTCCAAGAAAATGCTATTACGCTTTCGTTCCAGATGATATGCCCGTAGGCGTTGTTCCTGATATAGTGCTTCCAGTAGATGAATTTGCTCCTCCTGGAGAAGAGGTTGTTCATGAGTTCGGTGGTGATAAAAAGATTATTTCTTTTGGAGTATTTAAAGGTAAGAAACTAACTAGAGTAAACCAAAGCTATAGTCCGACCGCACCTTCTGATGGAGATGCATTTTTTGAATTCCGTTTAGCTGACAGTGTTTCTATTGTTGATGCTATTAACTCAATTGGAAAACTAGAAATAGCTGGAAATATTCTTGGCGAAAATGGTGAGTTTGGTCCAGGAACAAAAGATTATTTTGATTTAGTAAAAAACGGTAAATACGATGATTTAGACAATCTAAAAAACATATTAAAAGAAGAAAAAAAAGATAGATCAAGTTTTGCTGGAAAAAGATTCTCTCCAATTTTTGATGAAGCTGAGCCAAAGTCTGTAGAAGCTAGAAAGTTTTATGACGAAGATTATTCTCAAGAAGTTTCAGTTATTGCAGGCAACGGAAGAACATTACAACAGGCAATAGAAATATGGGATCAATTTAGGTCCGGTTATCATACATATGCAAAAGTTAAAGAAGCTTTCCAGAGAGCTTATGGTCTTCCAGCAGATGGTCCAGAAAGTGAACAAGAAATTGGAAGCTATCTTAGCGCAGGGTTTGGGCTTGGATCAAAGTTAGGTGATCAAGGAGTTACTACCGGAAATCAAAGTGGAAGACAATACATTGACAACCTCGAAAAAAGATACTCTACGCAAAACGCAGACAGTCAAGAATCAACAGCGGCTACAAATAAAAATGTAAATAATTTATTTAAAAACTATGGAGATTCAGGTGGAACAGCAGAAGATGAATTTTCTTTAGTTTTTGGTGATAGATTTTTTGATTCACTTGACGTTCAAGGGCCAGCTTTAGAGAATGGACAGGCCGTATACGCAGGGCAAAAAATTGTTTCGGAAAAAACTAGACAAGGTTTAGAAACTGCAAGAAAAAGTTTTATTGATAATCCGGATTCAAGTGTTGGCTTAATAAGTTATTTTAACGATTTGCTAAACGATAAATTAGACAAAATATTAGGAATTATTAGAGAGTCATTAACTTTATCTGGAGTGTCTGAAAAAGAGGATCAAGATCAGTATATTGCATCAATTAAAACATCAAGACAATTATTTTTGTTTATGGTTGGAGCATTTAGAAACAGAATGTGGTCTGATCCATACGCAAGAGCTTGGTTAGTATTAAAGCCTAACAGAAAATTTGCTGGCGATGATAACTGGGACTTTACTCCAGTTTTAAAAATTTTTCAAGCTTACATTGATCCAAATGAAGATTATGGTAAGAGTAAAGATAAATTCACTAAACTACTTGCACAAAATAGATCAGAAGGAAGCAGTGCAACAAACTTTATTGGCAAATGGGGTGAAGATGTTAGTGGTTTTTGGGACAAAAATATAGGACCACTCTTTACTGCTTTAGGTGATTCTCTTAGCGGTTTAGTAAACCTATTTAGAATGTCTATGATGCAGCTCGGTTATGGTCTTTCTCAGGTTGGGCAGATGTCCAAACAAGCAAACATCCTAAATAAAGTTTTAAATGATTCAATTTATTATTCATTAGGTAGACCAGGATCTCTTTTAAGGGCAGTAGATAACCCGTTCACTAGAGAATATGCAGAACCCGTTATTGAAATTAGACAACCTTTCCAAAGAGTTCATTACTTAAGTTCTTTCTCACATATTTTAGCAAATGGAATAACAGAAAATCTTAACGGCGTTGCAACAATGGTTACTGCAGTATCAGATGGCAAGTATCCTGTAACCGTTGCTATGGATAAGTCTGCTCCAGCAGAAAGGCAAGTTGAAAAAACTGTTGAAACTGGTCTATTCTTTGATAACGCTACAGGTTCTGGATTATTTGGAGCACTTCACCCAATACTTCATCCATTTGAGTTTGCTAGAGGAATCTCAAAATTTGCTCAAGGAACTCCAGATGAAATGCTTGCTAGAAGAGTAGCTTTAGCGCATTTGAAAGATTCACTAAAGGACATATACACGGGCGAAATAGTCATTATAGGAAACGCTGACATAAGACCTCACGATCTTGTTTATTTGGCAGATGTTTATGAAAGAATGTATGGCATGTTTGAGGTAGAACAGGTTGTACACCACTTTACGTCTGAATTAGGTTTTGTTACTTCAATAACGCCAAATGCATTAGTTACAGTTAATGATCCAGCAAAATGGTTTATGTCATCTTGGATTGGAACATGGATGCATATGCAGTCGCTAAGAAATGACACAAGGCTTTATATGAGCTCTCTTGGTTCAGGAATAAATTCTATGTCCCAAATTAGCGTTGATGGACTAGCTGATTCTCTACAAACACAAATGATTGGAGGAATTCAGTTTACACACGGAGCTGCAGCTTTAACAAAAGATATTATGGCTCATTTTACTTCTGAAGGAATAAATGATATAAACACCCAGGTTAAAGGTTTAGTTGCTCAAGGCTCTGCTGCTTCCTCTGGTCAAATTGCACTTGGTGGCATGAGTTCCATGTTCATTGGAGCTACTGCCCTGGGTGCCACCGCATTAGGAATCACTTCCATGGCAATACCTGGAGCCAGTTTATTGGTTGGCGGAATTTCTGCTGGCCTTGGAGCTGGAGTTGGTGGAAAGTTGGCCTGGAAAGGCTGGAGCTGGATGAGAGATAATGTTCTCGACCAACACGGATGCTATATTCAGTATCTTAATAAAAACGGTAAAGCAATGGACTCTGGTCTGGGGCTAAGCGGTCAAGGTATGGTAGTTGGAAGGTATCATACAAAGAAGCTTCTTCCTGGAATTCTTGGCGTGTCTTCAAAGATTAAGACCGCAGAAGGTTATTCCTATATTAGAACAAATGATTTACTTTCTAAATTGGGGTGGAAAGAAAAAGAAATCAACGATCTAGTAAGATATATTGACTTCGAAAATGCTTTAGTTAATACTCAGGTTCTAAAATATTCTGGAATAGGACCAGAAAAAGCTGGATTAAATAGATTCTTTAAAGTCATATGCAAGGTTGAAGAAATTATAGACGGTGACACTATAGATGTTATTGATCTTTTAGATACATCTGGTAAGAAGTTTAGAATAAGATTTGATGGAATAAACACACCAGAAATAAATGTTATTTCAACAGATATTCACACAAGTGGAAAAACTGCAAATATTACAAATATTTCAATTAATTCTAAAAAAGCAACAATTACAACAGAAGCTAATCATGATTTTAATGTAGATGAGATCTGCGTTATCGCAATAGATAATCCTGGTGGATTCTATATTTTAAACAGTTCTGCAAAGATTGAGGCAACACCAACACCTAATACATTTGTAATTGCTACAAGCCTACCGGATAATAGCGCTGCAAAAACAGGAAAAGTTAGAGTATATGCAACAAACTCTGGTGAGTTTGTAAACTCTTCATCTCCAGGTGGCAAAGCAAAGATGTTTACTAGAAATGCATTAAAGGATAAAATATTTGTTCTTAGAGTTTCTCCAGAAAATGTAACAGCTTCTTTTACTGAAAATGACTTTGAAGCTGGTTCAGCAAAATCTATAGAAAGAAGACTGATAAACGGAGAACCAGTTCCAGTGTATTATGATAAAGACGTATATGGAGAAAGAGTTTTGGGAGTTATTTTTTACAAAACACCAACTCAAGCATTAGAGACAATAATAAGAGAAGCAAATTCTTTGTTTGATAAATATAAGAAAGCCTCTTCAGCTGATCTATTGACGCAGCTTGCTTCAAGTTTTTCTCCAGGAGTATTTTCTGATAGGTACTCTGATCTTACTTCAAAAGCTAAAGACATCAATAAAACCGACTACTTTACACAGTACGCAAGTTCAACAATCCAAGGCGTATCAGCAGCAATGAAACAAACATACAATGCTTATGTTAGCCTTAGACTTACAGAATATATCTATGAAAGAGTTTCTGAATGGCCAAATGTTGAATGGGATGAGTACTATGATGACGGAACCCCAGTCTCTTTAAACTGGGAATTAGTTGTCAACAATTTAGCTAAGGTATACACAGCTAATATGCGTATTGAGCAGCCATCAGTGATAGACTCTTATGAAAATGCTGCTATCCCAAGCCAAGTTACAGTTAATAGGAATAATTAAAAATGCCAGACTTTAATTATAATATCGATGACCTGTCAGATACTTCAGCTTTAGCAAGTAAAACTTCTAATGCTTTTTATCCATCTGGACAGCCTTTAAAAACTAGTTATTCTGTTTCCGGCGACGTAAATAGAACTTTAACGCAAAGGGATCTACAAGGCGTCCTGTCTCGGAGATGCTTTATATAGATCTCCGAACTTTGCCCTCCAGGTATCAAATAATAACGCTCAGTCAAGTATAAACTCAATACTTACATCGATTGGTGGCCCTGACGCAAATAACCTTGAAATACAAGATCCCAATAGCCAAGATGAAAATGCAAAACTAACAGGATCCGCAGCTGCTAAACTAATTGTTTCTAAAAGCTCACTTGGAAAACAATCTCTTTCTTTTGGTTCTAGAAACTTTCTAGCTGAATTAGAAAACTCTATAACTCAAGGTTCTGGCACTTCTGGTTCAAATCACCAGGATAGTTCAGATTTTCCATTTGACCCAACAAATGGTGGTCAATCTGAAGTTCGACCAGTAACAATTCAACAAAATCTTTCTTCAGAAGAAGCAAAAATATTTGATGATAAGCTAGCAGAGCTAAAAAATAAAGGAATTGCTAGCACAGCTGGATATAGAGCTAATTTTCCACAAACAAACGTTAGCCTTAAGGCAACCGCCGCAAGAGATATGGCTGATTATGTCAGTGGAGAAGATTTTAACTTTGCTAGCTTTAATGGACTAACTGTTCTACCATGTGCATCATTAATAGAACTTTTATTAATTCTTGATTCTAAGATATCTCTTAAAGGAGACTTTTCTTTAGGTAGGGGCGCTAAGAATGGATCAACAGTTGACCTGGTTGCCGGCGGAAAACAAATAACAGCTGGAGCTACCCTTAACGACCATAGTACTGGCAGAGGCATTGATATCGGAAACATAGGCCCCAACGATGGTGAAATGTATTCAACATGGGAAGAAAATATTGACGTAAATCGCAAAGCATTTACTTTGCTTTTGGATACTTTAAACTCAATAGAAGATTCTTTCCTGCCAGACTTAATTGTATTTGATGACAGATTGGCAGATGAATATGGAATGGTTGCCAAAATGTTTGAAATAGACAATAAAGACGCAAATAAAAATGCTATTTTACAAAAAAAATATCCTAGTTTAAGGAAGATAAATTTTCATCCAGATGCTGGTCATAGAAATCATTTTCATATAGCCTTTTCGCCTCAAAGAGCTGGAACATATAAAGATTATTATGAATACACTGGTTCTAACGATGGTAATAGTGGTGATTTTGAAGGAGTTGCTTCAGGCGTGATTGGCTCCAGTGCTGAATTATTTATATCTTTTATTAACAGTCAAAAAAAGATCTCTAACACAAATGCTCTATATAAAGCTTTGATTGATTACGGTGGATTTAAGCCAGAAAGCGCTGCAATATTTATGATGATTGCAGAGAGGGAATCAAGGTGGGGAGTTGGGTCATTTAATGGCAACTTGGAAACGGGTGACTATTCAATTGGTTTATGGCAAACAAATTTCCTTGCTAACGAAGGAGTTTTCTTAGACAAAACAATAGACGTACCTATTTCAACGCGAGGCGGTTTAATAAAGAAAAAATATAAAGGATATCAACTTTTATTTAAAGATTATAAAACATTGGAAATAAAAAATAAAACAACCGCTCTTGTAAAAATGAGAGAACTTGGAACAACCGGAAAGCCGTATTCAGATCCTACAATGTGGACAGCTCTTGCTCAGATAGCAATATTAAAAATGCAGGTAGATGGCTATATTAATAATAGAGTACTAAACAGAAGGGGTTGGTACTATACGCCTTGGGGCGAATATAGTGGAGGCCCTGCCTACGGTTGGATAACTAAGCTAAAGTTTAAAACAGCAGTAGAATTCTACGTAAAAAATAATCCTGGAAAAACAGAAGAAGACTTAAAAAAACATTGTGAAATATTTATTGAAAATATGATTATTCCAGCAGGAAAAGTAGTATTTCAACAGTGGTTAAATGGACAGGTTTTTGGTGAATAATGATATACCCTAAGTTTGACCAAAAGATTAATGATCAAATTCAATCCTCCCGCATGCAGCAGGCCAAAACTAGGATGGCCACTGTAGCTTCATATGATAGAATTAATAACACTTTAACTTTAATTATGGAATCTCATTATTCTGATACTATTGGAAATATCGTTAGCGATGTCCCATGCCCGAGCTTTTATCGGAATTCAATCTGTTGCCCCAGAACCAGGGGACAGATGTATAGTCGGCTTTAGTGATGAAAACGAAAGATTTCCTTATATAGTTAATTTCGTCAACGATTATGCTAACGAAAGATTAATTAATAGCTCTATAGCCAACACTGGAATACCAAGGTATATGATTTAAAATGGTCAATAAAAAAATATTAGAAAATAATATAACTAAAAATATAGATAACTTTAATGAAGCTGAAGAGCTAAGAAGGAGAACTACATTCTCTAGAAGGGAAGTTGGGTTAACGCACCCAGATACCAGTGCCTTTGTAAGACTTAATGATATGGGCGAGGTAGAGATTTTTGCTGGGGAAGAACTTGGCATAATAATCAGTCCAACTACTAGGTCAATTTCTATATTTGCTGATGTGGTTAAAATTGTTACCAAAGAAGATTATGGACTTCGATGGAATAATATGAGTTTTAACTATTCTGGGGATGAATTCAATGAGCCATCTTTGGTTAAGACTAGCGAAAAAGAGATCAACTCGGGCTTTAACTATGCCAATTATTACCTAGAGGCGCTTGACGATTTTGAGGTTTTGGATAAAGAAACCAACGTTGTTACTATTAGTGGTGAGTATGGTTTTTCTAAAAATCCAGTTGATTCAGAAGGTAGATCAGCAGCTGTGATTTCAGGAAAAATATCAGATGAAGATTATGCTCTTTTAAAAGAGTATGGTTATACAAATTCTCAGGAAAAAGTAGACTATATGAGAAAGCTTCTTGAGTCTGGTTTTACATTTAGTCAAGCTAGGGAAAAAACGATAAGGGATAAAGGTGTCTGATTTATTTTTAACAATGGATGGCGATCTGCTATTAAATGGTAATAAAGATATATCTAGGGTTAATAACTCTATGCAGAACGATATCCAACAGGTTTATATTAGGTTAATGACAGAGCCTGGCGATTTTTACGCTTACCCAAGTCTTGGGCTAGATCTATCTATTCTATACGGTATGCCACAGACTAAGTCAACCGGTGATACAGGAAGAAGATTAATTATAGCTGCTCTTGAAAGAGAAGGAATTTTTAAAGGTAAAAACATTTCAATAGAAGCAATTCCGACCAGCGCAGACACAATTAGATTTGATATTCATATTCAATCCGGATCTTCAAATCCTGTTACTTTAAGTATTAAGCAAAATCTAGGAGCATAAATGCCAACAATAAATACAAAAACAAAAGAAGAAATAATAGTTAGAATTTTAAACGCCCTAGAACAAAATGCTAACATTACAGCAACATCTCCAGGATCTGTTGCAAGAGCTTTTGCAGACTCTTTTGGCACAGAGATGTTTTATCTTTATGAGTCATTTAAAGAAGCCGTTAGTCAATCTAGTCTTTCAACTGCATCTGGCAGAGGGCTTGATTTAATTGGTGAAATGTATAATGTAAAAAGAAAAACACTATCTGAACAGTTAGTATACGAAAGAACTACGGCAAATATTGAATTTATTCTAGACAAACCTTACGTCTCTGATATTATAATTCCCAAAGGCACTCTTGTATATAACGATGTTGGATCTTACAACTCTACTCAATATTCATATAAGGTTGTAAATGATGTTGTTATTCTAGCTGGAGTAACAAAAGCTTACGGAATAGTTGTTCCAAACTTTCAGTCAAATGACCACGTTGCTTCAGTGGGCTCATTGACTAGACATAATTACATCGGTCCAGCTGGGGTTATTTTATTTTGTTCAAACCCAAAAGAAATTTACCCAGTAGTCAACGCTGAATCAGACGATAATTACAGAAGAAGAATTCTGTCAGCAGTGAAAGTCAGTGCAACGGGTACTGTTGAGGCTTTAAGGTTTTCAGCTCTTGCGGTTAATGGGGTTAGAGATATCAGAATTAGAGAAGCATCTTACGGCATAGGTTCTTGTGAAATTATTATAATTCCAGAAGTTCCAGGAAGAATTGGAAATCTTCCAACCCTTGTTAATGCAGCAATATCGCAAATAAGACCTTTGGGCATAAGAATAAATACTTCTATTGCCAACGCCCTTCCAGTAAGCGTAGAGGCTACAATTACCCTTCCTTACGGAACGGCACAAAATCTTAGAAATGGTATACAGAATCAAGCTTCAGTGTTTGTAAAGAGATATTTAAATTCACTTACTGTTGGAGATACAATGTCTGTTCAAGAAATAGAAAGACAAATTAGAATATCATCTGATTTAATCAGAAGTATTAGTTTAACCAACATTAGCGCACAGGGTACACCAATTAACAGAAAAGATTTTAGGGCACAAACTGAAAGAGATTACATAGTTGCTGGCGATATCTCGATAAACTCTGTTATAATTGGTTTGTCTAACTACTAAAAGGTTGGTTTTATAAATGAGTGAAAAATATTTCCTCTTGACGAGCAAGCATATCGTCAAAGCGCCCAATATGACACAAGCCAAATTGGCTATAGAGGGTGAGTCAGATTTTGTTGGAGAAGTTCTTAAACAGAATGTAGATATTAATGAAGTTTCTGATTCTGAAGCCGATAAGTATGTTGGTTTTTCTGAATTAAATAAAAGCGACTAAGAGTTTCTCTCGACGAAGATGAAGAAGCTGATACTTTTGATAATAAATTTGATTTTATTAGATCAGAAAATAGAAGATTAGCAAAAGCAGTTGATAGGTATAAAAACGTAAAAGACGAGGCAGTTCATGCGGTCTATCAAGCTGCATATGAGGCATTTACTTCTTTTGAAATGGCTCCAGTTAAAATGAACAATATCAAGTCTGCTAAGTCTGGGGTTCCAGAAACTGCAGTAGCGGTATTTGGCGACTGGCAGTTAGGAAAAGTAACGCCAACGTATAACAGTGACGTTCTTGCTCAAAGAATAGAAACATATACGGAAAAGCTTATGGAAATTACAGAAATACAAAGAGCCGATCATCCGGTCGACACTTTGCATGTGTGGTTACTGGGTGACATAGTTGAAGGTGAAGAGATTTTCCCTGGACAAAGCCATTTAATTGACTCTGGTCTGTATAGACAAGTTGGCATTAACGGCCCAGAAATCCTCAGCACTTTCTTAAGAACAGCTTTAGAAAACTTTAAGCACGTTCATGTAACTGGAGTTATTGGCAACCATGGTGCAGTAGGTGGTAGAGCTAGAAAACAACACGACCCAGAAACCAATATGGACAGACTGCTGTATAAGATTGTTGAATTGATCTTTAAAAATGAACCTAGAATTACTTTTAACATTCCAGATGGAAAAGGTGAAAGAAACTTCTATGCAGTAGACAATATTGGAAACTATAGTTCGCTACTAATTCACGGTGACCAAATGCCTGCGCCAACGTCCTACTACGGTTACTATAAAAAGGTAATGGGATGGAAAGATGGAGCTATTCCAGAGCACTTTGATGACGTTTTTATGGGCCATTATCATCAGCAATTTAAGATGACAATTGGAAGTGGCCTTTTAAGAATCTCTGGTTCCCCAGAAAGCCATAACACTTACGCTCAAGAGTACTTCTCCTCCATGAGTAGACCATGCCAGCACTTGATGTTCGTTCATCCAGAGAATGGTGTTACTTCAGAATACTCTATCTGGTTAGACTAATCTAGGAAGGCATCTGTAGATGAAGCAATTCATAATAGCTTTAAAAAGCTCTGACTTTATTAAGTCTGGAAAAGCATGGACTACAGATTCTATCGACCTATATAATAACAAGTGGTACACTAACTATTCTGTATCAAAATCAAGATACGGTTTAAATGAACTAAGCGACAGAACATTTGTTGGAACAGAAATTCTGGAAGATGCTACTCCTACAATCGTAGTAGAGGGTAGCACTCCAGTATCTGTAACTAACTATGGTGAGATATTCAAAGACACAAATGTTATTACATATAATATATTTGAGTACGATGAAATATCAGAGCAGTATTTTATCTTTAATTTAATAGAGGATGCTTCACCTTTTTATATTCTTGATCCAACTTCAGTTAATTTGGATTTATATAGATTTGTAGACACCTCTTCTAGGACAGATATCCTTAGTTATAAGCGGAGCTTTTACCAATGTAAATACTCAGGATTCCCCAACATATACCGTAACCGTTTACGAGGCGGACTCTCCTTCTGGGCCATGGCTTAAGTCTTCTACGTCTTCTAATGTAGGAACTTTGTTTATAACAAACTCAAAAAGATATGTTAAGTTTGACCTAGATATAGTTTCTGAATTACAACCACAAGATGTAGAAGGTTATGGTTTTGTTCTTCTTGTAGAAGTTGCAATTGCAAATCCAGTTCCATCTGTTCTTGGTAGAACTGCTAAAAAAATACTTAGTAGGTTTCCATCTTGGGCAAAAATGTTCCAAGACTCGATGGATGACGCAACACCTTCTTTGCAGATGCCGTCAACAACAGCAGGTTCTTTTGTTAACTCCCTTGTTGCAGATTTTCCAGAAAATTTTGAAAAACAAGTCAATCAGTTTGAACTTGATAGATTTATAACAACAGCAGACGAAAACCAACTTGCTTGGATATATACAACTTCTGACGTGCCTGCATCACATTTGGCCATTAAGGGCGATGCAATAACTTTGTCAAGAGTTGATACATTAAATGATTTTTATGAATCTGTCGAAAACGATTACTGTTATTATTTTGCAGCGTCAGATAGAATGGTTTTTACTAAAAAACTTTTCAAATCATTTACTGTTGATTCCAATTCTTTTGAGCAAGAACCAATATTAAAATGGAATTGGTTTGACGAATTTGGTGCCAGGGTTGGTCTTCGTAGGCTCTATCTTGAGCAAAATGCAAACTTCAAAAAGAGAATACTAGATACCTATAAGAACCTTCCTGGTCCATCTATAGATGCAATAAAGAGAACACTTAGAAGAGAATTGGATATCTGGAGTGCATACGGCGCTACTCCAGATTCAGATTACCTTGGTGCAACACCGGAAATACTTGAGATTTCCGACATAGAATCAACTACTCCTTATTTTCAATTTTCTGGAAAACCAAATAAAGAGTTTAGAGATTTTGTAAGATCATTAAATGAAAAGTATCCTTTAAACTGGGGTTATGTTAAATGGGGCGAAGGTTATTGGGACTATTCTGGAAAAGACCAACAAGGCGTTGGAAGAATACCCGCGGTATACGACGATGCTACGCCACTTGGTAGATATTATCAACCTGGAATTGGAGACATTTCTGACGCAAACATAATAGTAAAAGAGCCATCAGAGTCAGTAGTAGATTTTAATGCTAAGTTTAAAGCTTCTGGGTCAAGATATCTTGGACAGATTGATGATTACGCTCCTGTGTTTGTTGATTATAATTATTATGGAACTTATACACAAAGTTACTACGAAAATAGTCCAGCAACTGTTAACTTTAGATATCTATTGGAAATGCCAGTTCACGGCTCTTATACCAGCGCTAGAACTTTTTACGTAGACGTTAGTCATTATCCAAATAACTCTTATGGACCAGGTCATCCAGCCAGTCCAGAATATGAAGTTGTTCCAATCTTTGACCAAGACGGATATGCATATCCTAATTATATATTTAAAGACCTTGCTACTAACGCAGCGTATTCTGATACTTCTGTAACTCCTGTAAATTCAAGAGCCAATTTCTTTTATGCAAATAAAGCATCAGCAACGCCGACATCTGGTTCTGATAGCTTTAATATTTCCTTTACTGGAGCTACCCCATATTCTTCAAGTATAGGAAGTCCAATAAGTTTATTAAATGCTAGATTTATTAATGGTGGAGCTAATATTAAAGTTTCTTCTAATAAGTACACTTTGAAGAGAGGAACATTTCAAACTACTCCAAAATTAGATGGATTTTTTATTCTTAATTATGACAACGAAATATCGTACACTAAGAATGTTCTTATAGATAAAGACTTTATTCAGAACACATTAATATTCCCACCTGGTTCAACTCCAGTGTATATTCATATCGATAACATTAAACCTTCTGGTTATGAAGAAATAAAGGATATATACATCGACCCTAGTTATGAAGGTTATGGTGGAATTTCTGCTGATTTGGATGCGCTAAAATTTGTCCCAGCTTCGCCAAATATAATAGCGCAATACATTAACCCTAATTTTGCAACACCAACAGATCACGCTGGTTATATTAATAATGATGGCGCAACTTATAATTATTATTTTAAAGAATTAAAATATCCATATGGTTCAACGCCAAGTATTATTAATATAAAAACAGATAATTCTGCTACTCCAATTTATCCATTTAAAAGAGATTCCTGGGAAGCATTTAGTTCTCAATCAACGCCAATGATTTCTGGCTCAATGAATAAAAGAGGAATTATTAGGAGTTCGTCAGAAAACTCTGATGACAACTTTAGCCTTAATTCAAACTTTGTTGCAACCTATGATCTTACCTACGATACATTTGGTTTAAATTATGCAACTGATTGGATTGAAAAAATTGAAGTTATTAATGATACAGATGGAGTCATACTAACCCCTTCACAACAATTCGTAACACTAGCTGAAGATGATGTTATTTATGCAAATTCTTCTATTTTAGAATACGAAGAGGGAACTCTATCTCCAGTTGACGTTGTTGCAGAATTTGAAGGAATATATAGTTCGTACTTAAACGTTGGTTGGTACCATCAAGGCGGTGAAGATTATTATATTTATTCTTCTCCAATAATGGAGACTTTTGCAACTCCGGGCTTTTACGTTAACCTCACTTATACCGCAAGACAGGGTGCTCCCATTATTGTAGAAAGAAACTCAGCTACACCAGCTACCTTAAGAGAAGTGGCATTCTATGATGCAGCATCGCCTACGTACGTTTCTTTAATAAATGAAGAAACTATAAAAGCAAATAGATCTAATAATCTTTACCTTGGGTATGAGAATGTTTATAATGTTGAAGTTATTGATTCAGTAACAGGTTACGTTTTAATGGAAAATGGAAGTAGTTTAACAAACGAAATAGAGGTTTTTGACTCTGCAACCCCTGCGGTTAATGGTAGGGAGTATTATGTTTCCTATAGAGTAAGAGACTCTTATGTAGTTGATAACGATTATTATGATGCAAATAATAGTCAATATGTTACGGAAATTAGATTTGACTCAACGCCATCTTCACTTTATTCCTATGACATAACATATGAAAAGTCAATAATATCCCATGCAACGCCAATATCATTGAATGTTGACCCTATGGAGCTTTGGGATCAAGAAGGTTTTGTTTACTTGAGTCACACTGATTACTCTTTTGCAGACGCAGAAGTGAAACTAAATCCATCTTATGTGGTCGATAGTCTTGATGATTTTATGGTCATAACGATAAAGTCACTTGATATAAATGGCAACTCAAAGCCTTATCAAACATTTACTATCACTGGTCAACATGTAGCTTCTGAACAAGAATACTACAATACTGACATTAATGGCTTCGCTAGTGCAAGAGTTTACTTTGCAAGTGCAACTCCAATTAGTGGCGTCTCTAGTTCCTTGTCGGTATCGGGCGTTGCTAATGGTTCTATTAATGCACACGAAAATTCCCAAACTCAAGGTTTTTCAAAAACACTTACCTTTGATATATTAAGCCAGTACGACAATAACTATCTACTAAAAGCAATTGTTGATAATAATGTTATCTCTGCGGATGGTGTTTCAAATAATAATATCAGAGGATTTTTAAGAAAAGATTCTTCTGCTGAAGTAAATAAAGTAATTTACTGGAGAAAAGGAAGAACTCTTCAAGATATATTCGATGCAACCCCATATTCTTCTTATGTAAGAACTGATGAATATGGAAACTTTGAAATAGGTCCATTTACGGCTCAAGAAAAAGATAGTCCTGGATTGTGGTTTGTTGCAGTAGAATCAGAAGCTGCAGCTACAGTTAATATAAATCCAGTAAATATAGCTGGAGATATTGTATTCTGGAGCGAAAAATATGACAATTTAAATTATGCGTACGGAGATTCAGTATTCTACGATCCTAATTTACTATATATAAATAGAACAGATATGTATTCTACTCCATCGTTTACGGTTCAATACTTCGATGGAAACTACGCTACCCCATATACGGCAACTCCAGATTGGCTTCCTCCAAAGTGGTATCCAATTAATAGATATGATCAATATATGATGGGACTACTTGGTTCTACACCAATGCATGTAAACAGCTATGAGAGCTTAATGAAAGATTATGAGGAAGATTAAATGAAGAATTTTGTTGACAAAACAGAATCTCTGAAAGAACCAGCTGTAAAAACTGGTAATTTTATACCACGTGATTCAATTAATTTACGGATGGTTTTCCTCAAAAGAAATTACGCCAGAAAACAACCTTGCTTTTGTAGACCTTTCTTCTACGATATCAGAGAATATTAATGAAGCTTCTTCGTTTAATAAATTGATGTTCGCTAATGAACTAGGAATGCTTGAAGATGAATTGGGCAATCCGTATGTATCTTCCGATAATATTCTTGTTAGTGATGTATTCTTAAATGAAGAAGTTGTAATGCAAAACTACGAAAAAGAAGCTTTAAAAAGTAAACCATATGCAATGAATTATTATATAAGTAATCATTTTACATTGCTAAGAACAGGCATGCATATAGCAAGTGGTTTAAATTATTTTGTTGAAGATAGATTTGTACCAAATAATATAAAACTTATTGACGAAAATGGTAATTCATATTCAGATTTACAAACTGGTAGATTAAAATATAGAATTTCTTTTGAATCATTTATTACAAATGAAAATTCTACACAAAATGATATACCGCATAAAGTTATAATTTTTATAGAAGATGCGTATCCAAAAAATTTATTTCTTGTTTACGATAAAGTGGAAGTAGATGAAAATGGTTTATGGTCTAATCAAATATTAAAATACTCTGAATCAATAAATCCATTGCCACTTTTTAAAAAAATACAAGAAGAAGCAGAGGTTGTAGATCCATCAAATCTTTTTGACAAAACTTATTCTGTAAAAAGAAATACAAAAACAAAATCAATTAACAATAAAGCAATTGGATCAGAGGATAACGTTGTTTACGTAAATAAAAAAGCTATTGACGACAATAGGATTTTTGAAGTCTTTAACTGGAGAGTTGTTGCCAGGGTTCAAAACTCAGTTGATTTCTCTGAAGTAAACTACGGAAGAGAATTTACTACTCAAAATATTCAAACAAAAACAATAAAAGCTGCTGTTTTATATTCTAGCGAAGTGACTAGGAATCTCAATAATATCAATCCATACGTTTTTTTGAATCTACAAAATTCAGTTTTTAACTTAGCTAATTTTACTTTTGAAAATCCAAACGCAACAATAACGGAAAAAAATAGAGCTAATTATTGGATGGTAGACATTGATAATGTTACCGATGAACAAATTAGACAGTATGATGTTATCGCATGCTCACTTCATTGGACTCTAACTGAGCCTCAAGCGGGAAAAATTAATTCATTCTTAAATAATTCTGGCACTTTTATTGTCGACACATTTGGCGCAGGAACAAACGCATTATTAAGTCTAAATCCAGCATTTACTGTTGCTGGAGCTGACATAAATACTAATCCGACAACTGCCCCAAACACATATAATTCAACAAGTTTACTTTTAAATTCCGCCAAAAACAATGCTTTTTCAATAACTACTAATGAATTTGCTACAGATTGTGGAATTTATGGTTATGCAAAAGATGTAAGTAACGATTATAAAAAATATAATTATTTTTCTAATTCAGGTTTAGAATCAGTTCTTCAAAGAAATTCTCAAAAATTTGCAGTTCTCTTAAGAACCACGAAAACAACAGATAGATTAGTAGCTAGCAATATCATTGCATCAACTACTGGATTCTTAAAGTATTGTAATGACATTTATTCATCTAGTGTCGCTATATCAACGGCTAACAATGGAGAAACAGCAATCCCAATTTCTTCTGGATCTACTTTTTCTAACTTTGTTGAAGGTCCATATAAGTTTTTGTACAACTGCGTTGCAGTAGGAATTAATGATAAAGTTGAATCTACTAGATTTAAATACGATTTAAGATCAAGCGTTCACTACTACAGTGGTCAGTGGTATAGTGACTGGGTTATAGACACGGATGCTTTATTTGAGGACGAGTTAATATCATATTACAAAAATGGTATTGTTTCTGGAGAAAGAAGATATGTAAGAAATACCATTTCTTCTCCAAAAGATCTGTACAGAGCAGAAATTTCTTCTATTGTTTCCAATTTGTCAAGCGTATTTCTAGATCAAAATAACGATAATATTACTTTATATATCGAATATACTAATCCAAATGTTTCATGGACAAATGCATCCACAGTAGAAAGTGCTGAAAAAAAAGAAGTTTCTTCATCATATAATCTTGTTAAGATAACGGATAAAAATGTAGCTTGTGAAACATATACAAATAAGAAATCACCTAAGTTTAGTATTCCGGCAAAATTTGGTCCCTATGTTATTAAGGATAAAATAGTTCCTTCAAAAAAGAATCAATTAAAAATTGCACCAAGCGTTCCAGTAAGAAGCTATTCTGTTAACATACAAGCTGTCCAGTCTCTAACAGCTGGTTCTGATACTCCAGTAAATTTTGATGGAATCTTAAACATAACTGCTATAGCAAAATTTAATCAAAATCATACATTTACAAGCGGCGGTGAACAATATGAAAAGACCCCTGGAAAGCCAGCAGGGCCTAAGCAAGTAGTACCTGGGGCTACGGATTTTTATACTCCTACTATTTTTGAGACATCTCAAACTGGAGATTATTCCTTGATTAATAAAAAGCTTGATGATATATCAAGCTTTTATAACGCGTTTAACTATACATACGACATAGACAAGGGTAATACTTGGGATGAATATTTTCAAGGTAAAGGTAACCCTACTTATATCAAATATATACAGTTAACATTAACTGCGGCTGGTAATGAATTTAAAACTACAATAGATGGAGTTTTTGGATCTGGCACTTCGTCAAAGGTAAAAGCTTTTCAAAAAGATAGAGGGCTTAAAGAAGACGGAATTGTAGACTCTCAAACAAAAATGTGGCTGGGAAGAGTTTGGGCCAACATGAGCCAAGATACTTTTGACGACTATGTCAAAAAAGTCAATGCTAATACTTATAAAGATAAAAATATAGATAAATATCTAAATGGAGCAAGAGTGTCAAAAAGTGCAAAGCTAGCTCTTCAAGCTGGAGAACCAGTTAGACTTATAAATTTTAGCGGTACATCTAAAGATCATGACCCAGATGCAATTAGATTATGGGTTGGCTTTGTATTGCCAAACGATGAGTGGATTTATTCATTTGATTCTGTAAAAATTTCTGGAGGAGAATTTGGCACTCAGGTTAGCTCACCTTCTTATAATGGATTTAAAGTTGTAGACTTTATTGTTGCTGATAGCTTCAAAGAAAAGAACGCCTTTACTAGAAACCAAAGTGCAGGAACAATCCGCAAATATGCAAAAGATTTTATTGAAATTCCTATTGAAAATGGAAAAGAAGCTAAGGGTAAGCATGTTTCTATTCTACTGGAAGGATCTAGGCTTGGTGGAGCTTTTGGGTCAACGGCAGAGGGCATAACAATAAGTGGCATACAGTGTAAATATAGAATAAAGAATGAAATAGATGGAGAACCTGCTAAAGATCCTGAATACGGCACAACTCCAATTGTAAATACTCCAAAATCAACGCCGGTGACAGGAACTCTATCTCTTTCTATTCCAGTAAATTCGATATCGTTTGCAGAACAAACCAAAATTATTAATGCGGAGCTGCTCAGAAACGCAACTCTTAATTCTATTTCTCTTTATAAAATAGATGGAAATGACTTTAGTACAGAACTTTTACCCTACTCCAGTTTGTCAGTTAGCTTAAACCAAACGGAATATAAGCCCAATGTAAATAGAGCAGAGAAAGTAGATCTTTCGGTTATTTTAGATGGAACAGTAACACTGCAAACGGCAACTATATCTTCCGTTGTTCAATCGGGTACAAGTATTCCTTATTCTTCTTCTAATATAGATTTAACTACTACTGGAAATACAATAACACTAAAGAGTAATTTATCTTCTTACAATTCCCCTACAACAACAGTTAAAAGACAAAGTGTAACTGGCTATAGTGTTAGGGGCGTAGAGGACGCAACAATTAAGCCTAATAAAAATTCTTTTAATTACTACGATGGAGTAACGTTGTTGTGCAAACCCGATGGAACACCTTTTTCTTTAAATCTATCTTCAGAAATTGTTTCCGCAAACTCTAATTTAGATGCATACTATTCAAATATTGAATTAATTAATACCCTTCCAAGTCAAGAGGGCCTTCAGTATGGCTTTTATGACATAAGAAATAAAGAGTTTGTTGGTAAAAATATTACATATACAAAATATCAAGAAGTTGGCCCGCAAAATCTGTACATAGGACTTTATGCATATGACTACGATGGAGACCTTTCTACTCAAAGAGAATATACAGGTTCTGCCAATGGCGATATGTATCAACCAACACAGGTTCCAGTTAAATCAGCACATCCAGTTTTTAAAGTTTCATCTGTTCCTAAAAATAAAATTCAATTAATGAAAACTCCACCAAAGTTAACAAAAACGGAACCCTGGCCATTGTCTATAAGTTCTGGGTCGTTTGTTAAACCAGTTGTTCTTGACATGACTAGGCCAAAAGATTGGCTTGGAAAGTACTCTGGACAAACATTAAGAGCTAAATATGATACATCAAATATTGCAGCTGTTGGTTGGTCAAAAGTATTTGGTAGAGGTCATTATGATATCGTTGACGAAAGTCCGGTTTATAATAATGGTCAATCTATCTCTGTAAGAAATGCACCAATACATATAGTCCATGAAAAGTCAGATGATCTTACAAGGTTTGCTTCAGATTTTAGGCCAATTATAAAAGTTTACACAAGATCATCTACTTCTGCACCTTGGCAACAAGTTTCATATAATGATTTTAAAAATGTAAATTGTAAAACTGGTTTAGTAGAGTTTAACTCTTCAATTATATCTTCTGACGAAAGACTTACAAAAGTAAATTACACTACAGTTTCTTCCGATGTAATGGTTAGAAACTCGGCTGGATCACCAATACCATTAAACCCATTCCTGAATAAGGATATAGTTAAGATAAACAAGCCATTGTATATTTATCTTAAACCAACAGAAATATATAAATCAAAGTCAACTCCAATTGACGGAATATATCCAGCTGTTATGCAGGATGTTGTAGTGGAAGAATATACTCCTGGTTCAATTGTTAACTTTACGTATAATAATAATATATTTAACAAATATGATATTTCAGAGTATGATCCTTTTGCCCTTTTGATAGGTATCGTTTATGTAGTTAACACATTCTCCGATGAAAACTTTTCTTTTACAGACCTGAGAACAAGAGGCGGAGGAATTTCTGCCGGTTTTGATACCAATAAAGTTCTTAATGACATTGAAGAATCTATTTCATATTGGGACGTATACCCAGCAATGGGTGAGGCATATCCAAAGGGTGGATATGTTGTAGTTAAAATTCCAAAACTTGTTAAGAAAAACTTTACAAATCCAGATGAAGTATATACAATTGTTAGAAACAATATTACAGCTGGTGTAGTTTTTGAGCTACAAGACATGGAAGGAAAGGATTGGGGTAGTAGTGTTACGACAACTTCCTGAAGTTTTAGAGACCTTTTCTTCGCAGAGTAGAAGGACTGTAGGATCTCTCTTACAAAGCATAAAGGGTGATAAAACCCAAATTTCTGTTCTCGTCGAAAACTTAAAGAACTTTGATAATTCTGTTAACTATACTCCGGCTTTGGCACTTAGCTATTCGCCTATGAATGTTGAATCTGTTTTAGAATTTTTTAGAGATTCTGGATTAAGAGTGGGTCAGTTTTTTTCTGCCGCATCTTCTATATCAAATGTATTAAATTCTATGGTTTCAATATTTTCTTCTGAGATAAATAAACTAGAAAAAGATATATTATTCTTAGAGAACTTTATAGATAATTATCAATTTATAGTTGGTGAAGATGATCTTTTTAATTTTAACTATATTGAAAATTTTGACAATGATATAAATTCTTTTGTTAATGAAAGCTCAACAATAAATTTATTTGACAGAGATGGCGTAAACTTTTCTGAAAACGGCAACTATAAAATAGATACAGCGCTTAGTAAAATGTCAGTATCTACCGGTGCCACATTTATTAATCCAATTGAAAATATTTCTGAGATAAAACAAACTAGTAATTTTTCTGAGTATGAAACAACAAATACTAATTTTGACAAATTGTTTAATGAGAGCAAAAAGGACAACTGGTCTGTAACTATAAAGTCTCCATTCTTACTTACGTCCTCAATGCCAGAACTTTCAAAGTATGTAACATACGACACATCTTACATTAAAGGAGCACAGGCCGTAAATGAGGTGTCTTTCCTTATGCCTGTTGAGATGGACTTCATTAGAGTAACTCCAAATGACGGAAACGGTTTGCAGTTACTTCAAGTGGTTTTGGTTAAAACAAATCCTGTAATGTCTATAGCTTCTACATCAATTCAAGATGAATATATAGATTTTCCCGTTCTTCATTCACCACTTTTGTTAAATAAAACAGTTGACATTGTATTTGAAAAGTCAAGAGTAAAAAAAATAATATTTATATTCAATCAATCTAAGTATGTAAGAAGCGAAAATACCCCTATAAGACAAGAAGTAAATTCTAAAATATTAAGAGATATTGTAAATAGCAAGAAAAAAAATAGAAATAATAAGTCTCAAACTTTACAAGATATAGTTTATTTTTACTTTAAAGGTTCATACAATGGAAATATTTCTAAAAAAAATACGGAATTTTATTCAGATTATTATTCAAATAAATATCCAGTTTCTCAGGAATACTCAGATTTTGGTTTTATAGAAAAAATGTATGGATACTCAGACGAAGAGATCAATGCTAAAATTTCTGACCTTACAGAGGAAAAAAACTCAAGTGCTATAGAAAATATAGTTCATAGCATAGTTCAACATGTTGTAGATTCTAGAAGTAATCTTTTTAACACTAAAATATATCGCTCCACAAGGAACAGCGCAAACGATAATTTAATTTCAACTTCTAGAACAGATGGTTTTATACCAGTTAAAAACGATCAGGAATCATATTCTCTTGATTTTCAAAAACAAGATCCACTTGCTCCTGGTTTAAATTTAGACGACGCTACAAAATATCTTGAAAGTAAAGAAATTTCTAATTCATATGAATATAGTTTTTCTTTAAACGCAATTTCTTTTGGTATAAATAATACTCAAAATGAAAACAAAGCTTGTTTTATCTCAAAAAAAATAGAAATGGATGGAGCTCCCCTTGGAGTAAAAGGTATTGTGAATATAGTTAAAGAAAGAAGAGATCTTTCTTTTACTAATTATGATTTATCAGAAGCTGGTTCTTATGAACTTTCTATATCATGGAAAGATGTAATTGATTCAGAAATTTCCTGGGAACCTTTAATGTCCGAGGTAGATGGAAAAATAGATTCTGAAGTATTGTTTTTTGATAATTTAAATCTCGCACAGCTAAGATTCATGCCTAACGAATCTTCAATAAAAGTTTATAAAAATGGATTTTTAGAAAATCCAAATCTATGGTCTTATTCTAATATTGGAAATTATATAAAGTATGATTTAAATATAGATAGAAATGCCATTTATGTAGTAGAATATGAAGTGGATTTAATTAATTATAAACAAAATATAGTAGATATAGATTCATTATCTAATTCTAGTTTTGCCGTCAGGGTTTACACCGCTAGCGGTACTCCGGGAGAAAAGTTCTTAGGAACTAGCTCCGGAAATAAAGTTACCTTGTCGTATGTTCCCTTCATAGAGGACAACTTTGGAACAGCTGTATATAATGATTTATATGGTACTATTAACACTACAGAAAACATTGGTTATTCTCCAGTAGTAGTAGTTCTCGACAATGGCATGACTGCAGTAAATCTAACAAACTACACAAAGAATAGCTTTGAAAAAGGATCATTTTACGATACGGATCAGTATTTATTCTTTCAAAATGGTAAAGAGTTAATATTTAATAAACCAATTTCTAATCAATTGACAGTTACGTATAGTTATATTCCTTCTTCTTTAAGATTTAGATTAATTGTCAGAAATAATATCCCAGGCATTTATAATGGCATATCTGTTGACAATGTAATTCTTAAGTGCAAGGTTAAAAATCTTGATCCATTCTCCGAAAAACTTTTGAGGTTAGGCTAAAATGACTCAGCTATCTACAAATACAGTTGTTTATGATCAAATAATTTCAAAAGTTTCAAAGTTTATTATTGATTATAGGGAAAATAAATTTCCAACAAATAAAAAACTTCTTGAAGAATACCAGAATCTTATATCATTTTTAAATCAAAGAATTTCTGGACCACTAACAGATTTTGTTCCATACATTAAAGGTGAACCGCCAATATCTGAAAAGTTTAACACCTTTACAGCAAACTACTCAATTGATATAAATACAATATCTAAGCAATTAGACTATATTTCTGCTGGACTTGTAAACTCTTTTAATCTTTTTAGTTCAGAAATTGAACAAGAGAATAAATTTATTAACAGAATTAAAAGTAAAGTAAAAGTTTTGCAGATGTACTCAAGTGGACCATCAAGCGATCTCTACTATTTTGGAAATTCATTTGATAGTTCTGATTATATAGACTTTTCAAAAATAAAAGACTCTACAGTTATTCCACTTATAGAAAGTGGACAAATGACTCTTTCTATTAATCAGATAAAAAACTGGAATACTAAATATGTATTTATAGAACCAGAGTCCAACGGTTTTGCGGGAAATAATCATGAAGCTTACAGACTAAGCGAAACTGATTCAGACTACAGATACTTCTTTAAAGATACTCCAACTTCTAGAAATAAAGAAAATATCAGGGATAATAATCCAACAACATTTTTTGAATACGAACAGATCAATGTTAAAAACAAACCAGCTAATGCAAAAGATTTTGAATTTAAGTATAGTAGCTCGGCAGGCACTGACAATGGAGTAAAGTATCAAGACTGGTCTTCGTTTGGCGGTCCAAAACTTGTTTTAGCGCTGTTAATGGAAGCTGAATATGCCCAACCTGCGAACTTCGTGAACATACTTCCTTATTTTGGTAGTGGAAATTCATTAACAAAAGATGTTATGGTTACAAAAATAGAAGTTACCGATGAAAAAGATGTAGTTGAAAACATTATACCTAATCCAATATGGATTAGCTCAAGCTTTATCCCATCTTCTTTAGAGAAAGCAAAGTACTTTTATTACAGAGAAGCTAAAGTAAGATTTCAAGAAAGAAATGTTAAAAAAATAAAGATTACATTTGAACAATCAGAAGCTACAGATGTAAAGATTAAGCACCTTTACTATGAACCAGACTCAACAACCAAAGCTGGTAATCCATACTACGGACAAACGAGATTCTCTCCAGAGGATCCAATAGTTGTTGAAGATTTATCTTTTCCAGAAATACCGTGGTCATCAAAGATTTATGATACTAAAGTTTTGATTCCAAATGTAAATACTCCAAACATATTAAAAGCTGAAGTAAATAACACAAACTCAATTGATGTTAAACTTCAGAGGTCTATACCAAAACTTAAGGGTTATTGCCTCCAAGCTCAAGGACGAGATGGAAAAACATATAGAATAACAAAAAAGTTTTTTACAGACTTTACTGAGATATCCGGTGGTTCATATGGACTTCCTGGCTACGTATCCAACAATGCCGCAATCAAACCAGAAGATTATTTTTCTAGTTCATATGTGCTAAGTAATTCTTCCGACAGTAGGTCTCCATATATATCTTCAACTCTAACTAGTGAGTGGGCTTCTTTCCTTGATTTAATAACTGCTTGGTTTAACGGAAGTTATCAAGGAACATCCAAAAGCAAATATGAAAAATTTGGATTAGTAGAGGGAAGCATAAACAGAGTTGAAACTAATAGCAAAGATACAGATACTGAAACAAGAAGCTATAAGATTAATCTAGTTAGAGACTATGACATACTAGATGCTCAAAGAAAATCTATAGGATTAAGAGATATTGCTGTAGGACTGGAAACATACGCAGACGCTGGTCAAATTGTTTCCAGAAGATACGATACTCCTTCTGAGATAGAATATCTAACAGTTTCTTCAGAGTCTTCTTTTTCTGGCCCAATTAGCGCAGATATAAATGACTATATTCAATATAGTGTATCTTTTGACGATGGGGTTAATTGGGTACAAATTTCATCAATCGAAAGTCCTTTTAGAAATACTCCAGAAGTATTAGCTATAAATCAAAATATAGAAGAAAGATTTAGATTACCAGGCGTAAGCTATTTATTTCCGCCAAAAATTCCAGCTTCTGTCAAAAGTTTTATTCTAAAAATTGACATGAAAAAACCATCTTCAAAAAATGTAACTCCAATATTATATTCCTATAAAGTCGGCGTAAAGGTAAAACAAGTATGAGTATTTCAGAAATACAAAAAAGAAAATTTTTAGAGAATCTTTATAGATCATTTTATTCAACAGGCCTTAACGAATCAGATACTGCCTTAAGACAACCGAACGATGACGAAATAAAAAAAGAGTTTGATAATTATTTTTCCACCAACAGGATTGGCGTTCCGTTAAGAGTAGACCCTAGTCTATTGAGAAATACTCCTATTACTAGTCCAGAAATAATGAATAATTTTATGGCAAGATATATACTCAATCTTGATGTCTTGTACGATTCCATAGATGATAACACAGAAAAATTAATGGATTCAGTAAGTTACTTAAACAAAAAAATAGACTTCTTAAAACAAAAAAGAATTGACCTAGAAAAGAAAATAGATTCAATTTTATTCTCTATATCAAACACAGATGGATTTTTTTATTCGTTTAGTGAATCTTTTGCAAATTTAAATAATGTAGATTTATCATTAACAAATGCATTTGTTGATACAGAAAATAAAAAGACTACTCTTCCTAAGCTTAAGTCTAATGTACTAGATTTTAATGCTCCAGGAAAGGTCAATTATTCTAATGTGCAATATAGAATAATGTTTAATGGCAACATTGCTAGTACAGACAGACAAATGCCAGATGTAAATAACATGTTTGATGGACTAAATAATACTATGTCAAAAGTTGAATTTAGCTCAGACATTATTGGACCATGTGCGTTAATAATGAACATACCATTAGACGCTCCTTTTGTTATTTCTAAGGTTGACGGCAAACTTTCAACTGGTTCTGCTGTTACCACTGTAGTAGAATTAATTAATCAACAAAATTTAAATTCTTCACAATTTAGAAGAAAACAATCTAATTCAGATTATGATAGATTTTCATTTGATTTTGATCCACAGCTATCTGGTAGCTTAAGAATCACTCTAATTAAACATGAGCCAGATTATGTTGATCAACTAAATACTAAAAATAAGTATAAATACACTTTCTGCATAAGAGATCTTATAGTTAGCGGTCAATACTATGACGCTAATGCTACGCTGATTAGTTCTCCAATATCAATACCTGCAGGAGATGTAAATAAGATAATCGATGCCGTAAGTATTGAAGCAGTAAACGAAAATCAAAATGTAGGAAATATTAATTTCTTTATTGCCGAAGATGTTCAGGGAGCAAGTGGAATATCAGATTTTAATTGGATACCAATTTCTTCTTCAACGGAAAACTCAGCAGCTTTTGATCAAATTATTTCTTTTTCTAGATCAAATAAAGTATTTAAAAACATAAAGTCAAACCCATCAACAAATGACTTAAAGCTTTATGATGAATCGACAGAGAATAATCTATCTGTCAAAAATCCTTCTACTTCTATATATAATGGTATTTCTGTTCGTAGAGTCGCTAAGCTTAACGAACAAGATTCTCCTTATAATTCCTATTTATTAGACTCTGTAAACTGTTTTAGTTTTAAATATACATCATATTTAAATGGTTTATACTTAGACACCAATAGATGGTCTTCTATAATCAACAAAACATTAGAAAATGTTCAGGTTTTTGAACCTGGAAATATACAAATAACAAATATACCATCTATTCCCATAGCCCTTAACTTATCTGGTATAAGTGGATTCTTGCAGACTTCTCTTTTAGTAGAAGAAGATATAGAAGCTATAAATATTATATCCAAATCAGACACATCCGTTGCATGGGACATGGCTGTTTATCTTAACGGAACACTACTGGCTGATATGCCAGCTGGAGTTTCCACTAAAGAAGTTTCTTGGTCATTTAAAAAGGGCGTTAATAATATAGTCGTAACTTTTGATGCATCGGGTACATCTTCTGGATCCATTTCCTTGATGAGTGGAGTTTCAATTTCTACATATGGGGTCCCTTTTATTAAGTACTATTCATATGTAGATCCATTTGATTTTAGAATTAATAGAACAGAAAATGATACGGTCTTTACCATAGATAATTATCTTGGCAATAACGAGATACTTTGTAGATCAAAAGTTAACGATAATTCAAGAATTGTATTCCAAAAGAACTCTAATAATCCGGTAAGCGCCATACGTTTTAGGGCAGATTTTTCTAGGTTTTCTAGTCCGTTTGGTACCCCGTCTTTGGGTTCTTATAGAATTAAATTTAAAAATAGTAATTAGGATTTAAAATGGCAAGAACTTACACCGAAATAAAGAGAATAATACAGCCTCTATACCAAAGGTATAGAAGTGTGTTTAGAGGCCCTAGAGATTCTACAATGGAAAATCTAGAAATGAATAAGATACTAATCGATATGCATAGACTTGAAGACTCTATACAGGATATAGATAACAGGATATATGATGAGCAAAGAATTTTTGTGGGTCAATATGATCCAGAAAAAACTCAGATACATGAAGATTATAATGACGGAAAGTACTATATATTTAGCGACATTCAATTTGAGTACTACGGCGATTCTGCTACTCCAGATTATGTGCAAATAGACACTCTTGATACAGTGGCTTCAAAGATGAATAGGCTGTCTAAAAAAATCAAAATGCTAGAAAAAAGAAGGCTAAACGGATAAAATGTCTGAATTTATATACACTCAAAAAAGAACTAGGCAGTATAACGGCCCCGTAGACAGCTCTGATCACAATGCAAGAATAGAAGAAAATTACAAAGATCTAGTTTATTTATACAATAAATATAACGTAACAGACCAAAAGCTTACGGAAGCTTTTCAAAGAGTTTTAAAAGATCATATCTTTATTAATCAATATATCAAAGATATGGAAGACAGAGTAAAAGCTCTAGAGGCAGCAGAAGATCTAATCTCAATCCACAGCTATTCGCAAATAGATAATATAGCAATACCAAGTGGTGAATCTGGACTTCAGGGCGATGAAGTTTTGTCATATGATCCAGTTTACAATATCGTCACCCTGCCAAAAGTAGACGGATCCTCGCATTCTAAATTAAAATTCTTTACTGGCATAAGTGGTCAAATCATTCCAGACTTCTTTGAAACAAGAGTCTCAAATAACCTTGCAGGAGTCGACACACAAGGTGCCATTGTTGATAGTACAAATGTCTATAATGCTATTTTGGATAGATCAGACAAATACTGGAAGCGCAGTATAATATCGGAAACAACATCTCCCTATGGGGCTCAAATGTATCTCTATATAAAGATACCATCTGAGTATACTGGTTCTAAAAAAACTAACTTTTTAAAACTAAATCCATTTCCTTTGTTTGGCGTAGATATTCTTTCTATTCAGTACACAACACTTCAGAATCCAACGATGTCAGAAGACGATGTTTGGTACCCACTTAATAGAGATAGGCTCTATGACGGAAACACAGAGGCAGTTGGCAAGGTTCCACCAGGGTCTTGGACAACTCTTGGATCTGATTATATTTTAAATTCTGGACCAATAGCTTTCTACTTCCCAGAATCAGAAATCACTGCTATTAGAATAGCAATGAGACAAAAAAATTATCTTATTGAGAATAATAAGAAAATATATACATATGGATTAAGCGATTTAGATATTAGATACGATAAGTTTCTGCCAACTGGTAGAATGATATTTAAATTTGATGCTCCAGAGGGTCAAACTATTAGCTCAATAACTAATGTTACCCCAAAAATATACAACGTTTCCCCATCTTTATTATCTCAGGCATTTAGTCATAGGGTAATTTACAACGATGGGTCAATCTATACCCTAGATAATCCTGGTTCATCCAACTCTGTTTGGATAGAAGTTACCCTAAATCAGCTTCCAGACGGCACTGCTCCTGTTTTGTCTGATTTAGTGGTGAATTATAACTAAAGATAACAATATTCATAATTACTATATAAGCTTAAGAGCTTATCCAAGGAGACTAAAATGGCTACTTTTTATGTAGGACCTCGTCCTGTACTTAAGGGTCAAAACACTGCTGCAATGGTGAATCCATATACCACGATGACTGGTAAGGCCAAAGGCGCAGGGACCTATTCATATTACCCACTTTATAGCACAAGCCACATTTTAGATGGCGCACCAGACAATGACCATACCCCCGGTACTGGATATCATCCTGGCAATGTGCTGCTTTCACAAATTTTTAACGGCACTAGCCTTTATATTCACCCACTCGCTGGAACGTTCCCAGACGGCACTGCAACATACGATGGTGCAAGATTCCGTCCAATGGAGTACAAGGGCTTAGCAGGCTCTGCAGCGTTCCCAAGTGGCTTTGGCCATGCTGACAGAACAAGCGATTATAGCTACAATAACTATATCTTTGACGGTGTTTCATCGGCAAACGTTTTCGCTAACACAGGTCATGCACCAAGAACAGATGCACAGGGAGCACCAGCTTCATTTGGATCTTTCAGACCAGACGAGTATAATGGTCTTAGCGCTGCAAAGGTATTCACCTCTGGCTATGGTCAGGCGCTTCCTACAGATTATGATAATGAGTATGGCAAGAACAAGATCCAAGAATGGAGAGGCGTACCCTCTTCACAAGCTCTCTAATTATTTTAGCTCTCCTGTTAATCTAGAAAAAGATTCTAGGACAACAGGTTTAATTGGATGGGCAGCTTTAGTAGCTTTTGTTGTAGGGTATGATATATTCGCCATCAAAAGCAAAAAAGCAGAAACTCTAACTAGAAGTTTCTGGAGACTATCAGAAGGTAAAATGTCTAAGTTTCCAGTAATGGCAGCGTGGATGATTGTAACATTTCACCTCATGCTAGAAAAAGATGTTAGAAGAAAGATTACCAAATAGTCTACACACATACGCAATTCATCATTACGATGATATAATGTTGTAGGCGGATTACTAGAAACTCCCGCTCGTATGAGCGGGTTTTTCTCTTTTGTAAGTAGTTTTATAGGTTTCAGTAAGTTTAGGTAGAGGTATAAAGGTTATATGTTAATTGAAGATCTGCAAAAGGTTGTTAATGGTGAATCACTACCCACAAACGTTGCGGACATGTACCTTAGGATATATGTTTCAGACATTGACTGGAAGCCACACATTGCAAAATTTTGGGCTAATACAAAAAACAAAATTACTGAGGATGACTCAGCAAAAATGCACATGAGAAAATCTATAGCTTGCGCCAGCTTGATTCCTATCTACGATAAAAAAGTAATTCCAGATCCTCCACAAAATCTTTTATTTTGGTGCCCTACTTGGTCTCAGTTCAATGAGAGAGACTGGGTTCATATGTATAAAAAAGTTGTTGAAGACGATATAAAAATCAGAAATAATAGGAAGAAACTATTACAGTATGGTGTTGTAGACTCTATAGATTATTTGCCCTTAACCCGACAGGCTTTTAATTGGCTTTATACGAAAGCAGAAGAAACAAAAGTAATCGGCTCAAATAAAGAGGACTTAATTAAAAAGTTTGAAAACCTAGTAAAAATATATGGTGGCGCAGTAATATGTAACGTGTTTGCAAAACACGAGACGAACATATCAAAAGTCTTAAACTGGAGAAGTGGTTATTTTATTGAGAAAGAAATCTATAAAATATACACACCAGATCAAATAAGTAAGATAAAACAAACGGAAATATCAAAGATAGATCCAAAGTAC